TGTAATGGGTCATATATAATTTCAGTTTTTTCTATTATTTTATGAATTTTTTCTATTGAATTTATTTTTTTTTCAATATTTTTACAACATATTCCAATATGATGAAACTTCACTTTGTTCTCCTTATAGTTTCTCTTCTATCTTCTTTACAATTTCCCCTACATTCTTTAATTTTCCAATTTCTTCCATAGAAAAATCTATCTTAAAATCTTTTTTTATTGCTACAATTATATTTATTTGAGCTAATGAGTCCCAATCCTCTATATCATCTTGTGTTGTCTCAGTTGTTAAAATTATTGTTTCATCATCAAATACGTCTCTAAAAATTTGTTGTAATTTGTTTAAAATATCCATTCTAATACTCTCCTATTTCAATTATTTCGTTTTTATTTTCATATTCACAAATATCTAATTCCCAAGTTGTTATATTATTTTCATCTTCAATTAATTTAAATCCTAATTCTATATAATGATTTTTTACCATTAAATTTTTTGAACTTGGTATATATTTTCCTACAATTTTTTCAATATCTTTGGTTTTACAGATCTCTACTAAAGAATCTAACATTGCCTTTTCCATATCTCTTTTTAAAACTCTACAGCTCATAATCCACAATGGAATATTCAATATTTTATTTTCTTTTTTCCCAATAATGATACTAACTAATCCATTATCCCCAAATTTATCTTTTAATCTACCATATAATAAAATAGAGTTTTTATCATAATATATCTCTTCAACTTCAGCTTTTGTATATCTTTTTGTAGTTAAATTAAACTGGTTAGTTTTATTTATTAGTTGATGAATTCTTTCTAAATATATATCTTTTGCTTCATCAAGATTTTCAGATAAAAAATTTGAGACTTGAGGAAAATTATTTAAGTCGCCTTTAAAGGTAATGTGTAATACTCTTTCACAAAATTTAACTGCTGCTTTTTGTTTATTTGTTGTTATATTTAGAGTGTATTTTATATAAGGATTTTAAATCACTGTTTTTAATTTCTATTTCAGTTTTTAATTTTACTATTTTATTGTGTATTAACATTTTAATTTCATCCAATATAAAATCTTTAAGTTCTTCATCTTTACAATCAAACAGAGCTTTTTTTAAAGTTAAAGCTCTTGTTCTCCAACAAGTATGCATAGGGTCTATTGTAACTATAAGACTTTCATCTACAAACTTTACTGTTGCATATTTACAAAAATCATATATATTTATATCTAAAATATTTTCATTAAAATAATCTCTTAACTCTATTGGAGTTGTATCAGTATCTACTGTTTCAATAAAAATTTCTTGTGCTTTTTGAATTCTTTCACATATACTTTCAAGCATATACTCTAAATCATACAAATCAATTTTGCTCATAATTTTAATATTTTTTATTTATAAATTCATTTTATTTTTTAGTGCTTAAGATGGGACTCGAACCCATATAGTTATTACTAACTGAGAAATCTTAAATTTCTTGTGTATACCTATTCCACCACTTAAGCTTAGAACACTAACTGTAGTAATCCTTATATGTTAGGAGTTAGTGTAGGGAAAACATATATAATAGGTGCTACTACTGCACGCATCTACAATAGTAGAAATTAGTTTTCATAAAAATATTCCAAAACTATTTTTTTAAAAGCTATAAAACTTGCATCATCTAAGGTAACTACATTAGAAGCTAATATTTCTGTTCTTAAAGTAAATATATCTATAAGATAAGCTTCATCTTCAGCTAATTTATTTTCTGTAAAGGTTTGTAGCTTATTATACAAATCTATAGCTTTAGAGGAAGTTTGTATAGCACTGACATAGTAATTAAAGAGTTTGGTATAACCATATTTCTTAAAGGTATCACCTAATTTAATGGCTTGTATAGATACTTTTGTAGTTTCTTTTGCCATTAGTTCTATTTTATCACTTTTACTTAGAGAACTTCTATTTTGACCATAAGAAGTTACACTAAAAGAAAATAGGGTTATAATAAATAACCCTATCAATGCTGTTTTTATTTTATTATTCATTTGTTTATTATTTTTTAAAGTTTTTATTCAATTGTTTTAATATCTTCTTTATTTAGTTGTTTCAATTCTTCATTAGAAGTAGCTATCTTTAATTCTAAAAGAGATTTTTCTATATTTATATCATTTTTTAATCTTTCATATACAAAAGTTTTTACTTCTTCTGTAGTACTACAATTAAAAAATTTACTGTTAATATATAAATATAAATCTCTTTCTTTTATAGACACTTTTAAATAATCATTAAAGTAATCTATTACAGCTGAACCTAAAAAGTCGTATTTTTCTATATCAAGTATTTTATTAAGTTTATTATACCCTCTTAAGAAAGAAATGTTATTTATAATTAAAAGCCTATTATAAAAATCAGCTGCCATATATATTAAGTCATAAATATTAGACTTAATATTATTGAAATTTTCCAAGTCTACTTTATTTATTTTATCCATAATTTATTTTATTCAGAATAAAGTACAAAATATATTAGTAATAAGAGAAATATAAATGTTAGCATTTTAATCTAATAGTTTTAATTAGAGATTAAAAATATGTATGTTATTGCCAAAAATACCTTTTTCACTTATTTCTAATTTACCAGATACTTTTGTATTATCATCAATTTCTATTTTACCAAATATTTTTGATTTCCCATATATTATTGCTTCACCTCTAATAGTAGCTTTTTGTGATATTTCTGCACCCCCAAAAACTTTAGCTTCATTAAAAACCCAAGCTTTATCTTTTAGATTACTTTCTTCCTCAATAAAGCCACCTAAATCACCTTTCTTTACTTTTATGTGTGGTAAATTTTTAGTAGCTTTAATTCTATGTAGAATTGAACCCATAAATTCTATAGTTTCTTCTGTAAGTTCAAAATGTTTTTTCTTTTTTGAAACTAGAAGAGATTTTAAATTCTTAATTGTGTTTTTTATTGTTTTTGTGTTCATTTTACTTGTTATTCTATTAGTTACTATTTATTTTATTTTAATTTTTCTTTGAGTAATTCTAAATCTTTTGAAGACATATTATGTATCATACCTATTAAAACATCTGTTTTATTTAAAGAAAGTGGTATTCTTAGTTTATCAGTAAAAGTATTCTCTTTCTCTAAAATAAACATTTGTGCATCTTGAATTATATCTATAAGTTCATCTTGGGATTCAAAATCTCTAATATCTAAAGATAATTCTCTTACTTTTAGAGAAGCTTCATTACTTTGTATTTTTAGATAGTCTTTGAATAGGTCTAATTCTTTTGTAAAAGCTTCTATTTTTAAATTAGATTCTTTTTTCTTTAAAGAGTTGAAACAAGAGTTTGTATAAAGAGCGAGAACTATAGTCATAAGAAAATAAATTCCTATATCAAGTAGTACTGAAACTATTTTATTCTTATTCATAGGTGAAATTGGTTATTTATTGATTATTATAGTAATATTATAGCTTGTTTTAATAGTTTTTCTTGTTCTTTCATAAAAGTTTCAACTATATCTTCAGATTTAAAATATAAAACTTTTTTAACTGTTAGATAAGTATCCACTATTAAACTATTAAAATAATTATTTTTTCTAATACAAAATTTCTTTCTTTTAAAATCATTCCAATCAGGTATCCACCCTTGATTATAATAATCTCTTAAAATAATTAGTTTTTTTAATGCTTCAAAAGCTCTAAAATACTCTTCTGATAAATATATATTTTCAGGAATATTTTTATCTACTACAAATATGCACCTATTATCTTTAAACCATTCTTTTGCTTCTTCATAAGTAGGTATAGAAGCTTTCTGTTCAAAACCTTGTATTATATAAGGTGATGTAGATAATGTTGGAGCAGAATAATCTATTATATTTCCTTTAGGAGTATAACTGATAATTTTAATATCTCCTACAGAATTTTTAAAAGAAACGATAATACCATAATAACTACCTTCTTTTATTTCTACTACAGTACCTGTAAAGTTAGGGTAATTTAAGCTGTCATAAACTTTCATACCTATTTTAAAAACTGTTTTTGATTCCATTTTGATTAAATTTTTTAGTTGTTACTTATATGTTATTTGTTATTTTATTCTTTTTTAATGTAGAAATTAGTGCTTTATTTTAGTGGTTTTTTGAAATATAGTGTTATGAATTATATTGGTTTTTTATTGGGGTTTTTAGTGTTTAGTGTTTTGAGGGTGTGGTAGTTAGCCCCACTAAACACCCTAAACAGAACTTTAAATACTTAAAAATCAAACCTTTACTTATTTATAATAATTCTAAATAATAAAATACTCATTACTACTTAAAACTCAATACATTACCAATACAAAACTAAACTAAAACACAAAATTTTTGAAGAATTATAAACTTATAGTACACATAGGTACAAAACACAAAACAAAATGATAAATAGATATGAGAAAAATTATGTGTACTATAAGTCTATATTCTTAAAAGTTTATAGTGTCTTTAGGAAAGGAATTGTGTGAAATTTTTATTTTAGTAATTATGGGAAACCCAAAGACACTACAAACTTATATGGTGTGCTATAGTATATATATAATATGTACTACAGCTAATAAATATCTTATTTTATTTAGGACTAACAGAATATACTTTAGAATCCTTAGAAGCACTTAAAGACTATATGTGAACTCTAAGGAATTTAAAAACCCTAAATTATATTTAGTTCTAACTATATACTCCTTAAAGACCCTAAAAGAATGTCTTAGCTACAGTTTAGCTTAGGCTTAGCTGCAGCATAGTTTATATATTATATAGGGGTTTTACTCCTAAATTCATTTTAAAGACCTTAGAAGCACTTTAAAACCCTAATAAGACTTTTCTTCAGTATAATTCTAAAATGCCTAAAATAACTCTCTAAAGAGTCTTAGAAGAAAAGCTCAGCTTAAGCATAGCTTAGCTAAACTGCTTAGCATAGCTTACACTTAGTTTAGAGCTAATATATAGTTTAACTGCTTAGCCTCAAGACTTTATAAAAAGTATGACATAATGGCAGATTTCTCATAAAAAACCTGACAAAATAGACACAAAGAAAAGAAAGAAAAGTACCAAAAGAAAGAAAAGAAAGTTTGGATTTTTAAGAAAAATGTAAGTTATTGATTTATAATCATAAGTATGATTATGTTTTTATTTAAAAAAAACAAAAAATTTTTCAGTCCACCAAATTTTTTTGCACTTTTTTTTCACTTTTTTGAAAAAAAGTTTGTAACTCTCTGATATACACTGAGAAAAATTTTCAATTTTATTGTTAAAACTTTTAACACTATAAAAAGCTAAAATCATTTTAAGCCTCATCACAGCACTTTCTCTTAATAAGTAGTATAAAAATACCTTTATTACTATTTCAGTCTTACTACAAGTCTTAAAACAGCTTTTTAGATACATATACTACATATAGGTGTAGACTACCTAACTTATGATATTTCCACACAAAAGGTATTAAGTGTGTATTTTCTATATAACCTAGGTTATTAATTTAGTAATCAATAAGTTAAATATATTCTAAGTTATTTCTTTGGTTGGTATTAGGAATAACTCCTATTAAGTATTAGGAGTATTAGAAAGTTTTAGAACTAAATTTTGTATTTATCCAAACTTACTACACCCCCCTCCTGCAGTGCAGTAAGTTTAGCTTACAACACTTAGACTAAAAAAATATGGAAAAGGTTTAATCCAGAAAGAAAAAATTTTGAAATTTTTTTCGTATAAAGGAATGACCAAAAACATAAAGTATGAGAAAACAAAAACTTTCCTACCTTTTCCATATTGAATCAAAGATTAGTTTTGCTCTTTACGCTTAGCATAACTAATAAAAAAAACTAAGAGTGAGCCAAAGGCTCAACTCTTAGTTACTGTGCTATGTTAGAATTGTTGGGCTGCCATAGCTTCAGCCTCTGCATTGACCTCAACAGCAGTGTGAACAGGTATAGAACCAAGTGGTATGTCCTTAGCGTCTCTGTCATCTACAAACTCCTGAGACATATAGTAAGGTTTACCATTCTTGAGTGCTACTTCCTGTGTCTGTGGATTAATAACAGGTGTTTGGGTGGCATATTGTGGCTCATAACTATACTTGCGTATAATAGTGCCATCAAGAACCTGACCTACCTTGAAATTTTCCCCGAGCATAAAGTCTTTATCACCGCGTATAAACGCAACTCTACGCTCTTTACCTGCAAAGCTGCCAAGTCTTTTAATGACTTGTTCAACCCCTACAACCAGAACTTCGGGATTCTTTTTGTCTGGTGTGTACACTTCGCCTGTTTCTGGGTTGGCGAAAACCCTTACAAAACCTTTAATCATTTTTGAAATAAGATTTAAAGTTAATAAAACGAATAAATTTATAATAATTGGGCAAAAGCCCAAAATAAGTGAGGCGTTGTTTATGTGGTATTTTGGACAATAAATATGTGGTGAGTATTCACCACATATTTATTAGTGGTCTATGCTATGGAATTCCATATCAGCATAGGGTAAATCTATTACAGTACCATTGCAATAGATTTCTGCAGTTTCTTCTAAGTACTGCCAATTCAAGTCCATTGTACCCATTGTGTCTTGTGTTTAATTAGTTAATAAAACGGTTTAACTCTTGTATTGGACTAATATTATGTGTAGCCTACAATACAAAACCAAGTGAGGTGTTGTTTATGATGTATCAGGTGTAGAATAAGATAAATCTCTATCAACACGATAAAGTTTAGTTTGATACCTCGTAAGATTCGACAATGTTGCAAGACACGAAGAATATCTTAATTTTTATTTAACCAGAGAAAACTTGATAGTACTTAGTAAGGTCTGGGGGTATTTCCTTTGTCAAAAATAAGTGGGGTGTTGTTTTAGGGATAGTCCACGCTTCCATCCATAAATACTAATATTTATAAATGCCCCCACTAAAACTCACTATAAATTAAAACTAAAAATATAAACACAGTGGGGGGTATTTCCATTTTAAACTTTCACTTAAAAAATCAGTCTATCAAATTTTATAAAAAATATTTTTTACTCTAACTCCTAACAATAGCTTAATATAACAACACCACATTATATATAAATATTGTTAAATAACCACACTCTTATATCTAATTTAAAATAAAAGATTAATTTTGCACTTTGAATTGCACTTTGAAATATATACATATACTATGAGTAAAGTAATAAAGAAAAGCTTAATTGTAGATAAATTTAAATACTATAAAATACACTTGTCTCTAATTAACCCTATTATAGACATAAATCTTACAGATAGGGAAATAGAAGTTTTAGCTTGTTTTATGATGTTAAGTGGTGATTTAGAAAATGACCCATTCTCTACTACAGGTAGAAAAATAGTTAAAGAGAAATTAAATTTATCTTTTGGTGGATTAAGTAATTATTTAAATCAACTTAAAGAGAAAGGTTGTATTATAAGTAAAGAAAATAAATTACAAATACTTGAGATATTAATTCCTAATAAGAACGAACAGATATATAGCTTTAAACTAAGTTATGAGTAAAAATTTAATACACGAATTTTATGAAGAAAATAAAGACACCCTAAATTTACCTTATTCTAAGGTAAAGAATATTTGTGAGTCCCCATTTAAGATAATGAAAGAATATATAGATGGTGGTAAACTACACGATTTTACTTTAACTCATTTAGGAAAATTCTTATGTAATGATGTAAGACTTGAGTATTTTACTAAAAGTGTTGAGGAGAGATATAAAAAAGGTATTGTATCTGAAGAAACTTATAAACAGAAATTAAAAAATGAAGAGTATCAAAAGAATCTTAGAGAGGATTACTTATATAGTTACAAACACAAGAAGTTTCTTAATAGGAAACATTAGATATTTTATATACTATAGAATAGATAAGAGACTTATAAGAAAACATATTAGAGAACAATATGAAGTAAGAGTTGCCTCTATGGATAGAGAATGTTATAATTCTGGACAGTGTAAAATATGTGGATGTAAAACCACTGCTTTACAGTTTGCTAATAAGCCTTGTGATAAACCTTGCTATCCCAAAATGATGTCAAAAAGAGCTTGGAAAAAAATGGATTCTAATACATTATATTATTGTAAAAAAACAGATATGCTTTGGGGTATATCAGAAGGTAAATTTTTTAATATAAAATGGAGTACTCACTTATAATAAAATGGAAGAAAGCAATAAAAATCATTGGGAACAAAAAATAGTAAATATAGGTACTATAAAAGAGAATCAAAAGGTCTTAGTAGTATTTAAAACTAAAGAAGATATTTCTGATGTAGTATTAGAGTTCTCACCAAGATGTGGCTCTTGTACTATAATAGAGAAATATGAAGACAATAAATTAGAAGTAAAATATAAAGCCTCTACAATACCCTATCATTTAGGTATATCTAATCAGCCTATAAATAAGTTTATAGATGTGTATTATAAAGATGGTAGTATAGATACTTTAGAAATAAAAGGAGAAATTTTAAATAAGTTTAATTTAACAGATTAAATTAATATGAGAGAATATTCAATATCAGAGTTGTTAGATAAAGTAAAAACCCTAAAATCCTTTAGAATTATACCTAAGGGTTATTGGATTTTAGGAGTACAGTCTAAAGAAGACAAGTTTAATGAGTTTGATGATATGTTCTACCTTTTTAAAGGAGAAGAATTTATTATGAAATTAACAGGAACTACTAATGCAGGTTTAACAGGTTTAAAGTCTTATAGTGCCTATAATAAACAAGGTTGTGCTGTAATTAAGACAAATGAGTGGTACTACAATCTTTGGACACCTGGTAAACACAAATCTAAAATGAGAGCTTTAGTACAAGCTTCGCCTATAAAATATTATAGAGATTGGAATAAAAACTCTAAAGTAGAAGAAATAGGAGAATTAAAATCTGGTGTAATTGGGGTAAATTTTCATACAGCTACATACTCTACATCCCCATACATAGCTAAATTTATTAATGGGTGGAGTACAGGGTGTCAAGTAGTTAATAACACTACAGATTATTTTGAAGTTTTAGATACCATAGGGGTTCAGAGTAAAATAACTTATTGTTTAATAAAAGAATTTTAATTTAAAGAGAGTAATAATTAAGTAATAACTAAGTAACAACAAAATTGTAATTAATATGGAAATAGTAAAAGAAAAAATTAGAAAGAGTAGAGAAAAACTTACAGAAATCTTAGAATATGTAGCAGACCTTCCTTATACAAGAGAAGTAGATATATTTACTCAAAAAATAGAAGAAGCTATTATGTGGACTTATAGAATAGTAGCTTTGGAATATAGAGAAGAACTTGATAAAATTAATGATGAAGATTTTGATGATGAAGAAGATGAAGATAACGATGAATTCTCGGATACTCTTATAACTGATAGTATTAAAGAAGATGGTCTAACAGAAAGTAAAATTAGAGATTTAGTTAGAAAAGCCCTATATTCATAATGGCATTTTTATTTGTAGTTGAAAATAATATTGCTAAACCTAATACAGAAACTCTGCTCATATCTCCATTTAAGGAGATATGGGTTAGAGATTCTTCTAAAGATAAGTCTGTAGCTATAGCTGAATTTACTTATATAGAGTTATTCACTTCTAAAAAGAAGTCTAACCCTTATTCAGGATATAATGATGCTGAAAGGGCTGAAAAGCTTAAACAACTTCTAAAATTTAAGCCTGATTGGAAACCAGATAAACTAATAGAAGAGGCTATAAATAAGCTTATAGAGTTTCATATAGAAGCTTCTCCATCATATCAATATTATATGGATAATTTAGAGGCTGCAGAGAAAACAAGAAGATTTTTAAAAGATATAGATTTAGCAGAAAAAAACCCTAAAACAGGTAACCCTTTATATAAACCTAAAGATGTTACCTCAGCTATAGCAGATAGTGAAAGGGTTATACAAACTTTACATACTCTAAAAGAAAGGGTGGAACAAGAACTTTTTGAATCTGTTAAAGTAAGAGGTGGTAAAACTGTAAATTATTTTGAACAATAATGTCTAAAAGAATAAGAGATAATTCAGGTAAATGGTTAGACACTTCTGTATTTACAGAAGCAGCAACAAGATTTCTTGAAAGGGGTTACTATTGTGAAGCCCCTTATGGTACACCTGATTGGGTCTCTTATTGGGAAGAAGAGTTAAGAAGATGTAGAGAGGGTTATGAAGTTAAAGGTAGAGGTAAAGAAGTTGTAAAAATAACAGGGCATCATTACTTCTATTTAAATTATGCACCTATATTAAGACTTGAACAAACCTCTGATGATGTAGATGAAGAAGATATTGTAGCTTCTAAAAAAATGTCTTTTCCAGATTTCTGGGATGGTGATTATAATTTCTTTTGGGCTTTAGAGATAGCAAGAAATGGCATTTGTTCTAATAAATCCTTAGTACCATCAAGTAGTTATGAAAGAAGAGAATGGTATAGTTATAATAGAACTTATAAACAATTATCTAAATCTGAAGACTTAGAAGAAAAAGCAGAGGCTATAAAAGTTAAAGCTAAGAGAGATGCTATATCACAAAAAATATTAGATAGATTAGGTTTATTTGTAAAACCTAATTTAGACTTTTTAAATGGTGGTTATCACTTTGTAGTAGGTAAAGCAAGAAGACGTGGTTACTCTTTTAAAGTAGGTGCTATATGTGCTAATACTTATAATACCACAAGAGGTTCTTTAACAACTATAGGGGCTTTTGAGAAAAAGTTTGTAGACCAAACTATGGATAAAGTCAATGATTATCTTAACTTTATAGATGAACATACAGGCTGGTCTAAACAAAGACTTTTAGATAAAAGAGATTATAAGAAGTCAGGTTATATAGAAAATATAAATGGTATTAATATTGAGAAAGGTTATAAATCTCAAATAGATGCCTCAAGAACTTTTAAAGATAACCCTGATGCTATGCGTGGTATAGATGCTTTTCAAATTATATTTGAAGAAGCAGGAGCTTTTGATAATTTAGCTTTAGCTTATAATGCTACTAAACCATCTCTTACAGCAGGTACTAAAATGACAGGACAAATCATTATCATAGGTACTTCTGGGGACTTAAAAAAAGGTACTGTAGACTATGCAGATATGTGTTTAAATCCCATAGCATACGAATTAATGCCTTTTAAAAATATATGGGAAGAAGGTAAAGAAGATACTGATGTATGTTTTTTCCACCCTTGTAGTTGGAACTTAGAAGGGTTTTATGATAAACAGGGTAACTCTGATATAGAAGGTGCTACTAAATGGGAATTAGAAAGAAGAGCTAAAATAATAGCTAATTCTTCTTCTCAAACACTTTTGCAGCAACATATACAAGAATTTCCACTTTGTCCTTCTGATGCTTTTAATATTGCTTCTTTTAATATATTCCCAACTGTAGAACTTAGAACACAATTAGATAAAGTTATAACTAATCATTTACAGACTAAAATGGGTATGCCTGTATACCTTGAAAGAGTTAATGGTAAAGTTATAGCTAAACCTGATTTAGAGAATAAATTAAAACCTATATATAATTATATACCTAAAGTAGATGATTTAAGGGGCTGTCCTATTATATATGAGTACCCTATTGAAAATGCCCCAAGAGGTTTATATAAGATAGGCTATGACCCATATAGACAAGACTTAGGAACTTCTTTAGCTTCTATAATAGTTTATAAAGGGCAGTATAAAGGTTCTTATAATAATAACACTATAGTTGCAGAATATATAGGTAGACCTGAAGAAGCTGATGATGTAAACAGAATAGCTTCTATGTTAGCAGATTTATATAACTGTGAAATTATGCACGAGAATGAAGTAACTCACGTAAAGAACTATTTTAGAAGAATAAAAAGATTAGACCAATTAGCTGTACAACCAGATACAGTTATATCTAAAAATATTAAAAACTCCTCTGTAGCAAGGGTTTATGGGTGTCATATGACAGAACAGCTCAAAGATGCAGGGGAAAAATATATTAAAGATTGGTTATTACAAGTAAAGGATTATGATGAGAATGGAGACCCTATCTATATGTTAGAAACAATATATTCAATAGGTCTTTTAGAGGAGTTATTAAAATATAATAGAAAAGGTAACTTTGACAGAATATCTGCTTTAATACAGGTAATGTTTCAAGTTCAAGAAGAAGAGTTAGGTAAAGACTATAATGTAGAAACAAAAGATAACACTAAAGAAATGATAAACTTATTAGAAAAATTTAATAGAAGAAATGGGTGAGTTTAATTATAAACAGAGATTAACAAGGCAACAAAAAGAAGCCAATAATAAGGCTTGGTTTAAGGATAAAATAAACAGTATTCAGGATGTAAGAACTACAGAGTTTAATTTTGTAGATGGGTCTGGTTTAAATAAAAAACATAAAATGAAAATAAATTATGACCTATTTAATAACAAAATTAATAAAACTGATTTTGAACATATATGCTATCCTTTTGGTAAAGATATAGGAGAATTACCTGCAGATTTTACAAATAAAGATATTGTATCTGGTAAAATAAAAGCAGTATTAGGTATGGAGATGAGAAGACCTTTTTCTTATACTGCAGTAGCTACTAATAAAGAAGCTACTACAAGGAAAGAACAGGCTTATTTTGATAAGATAAAAGAATATGTTATAGAGTCTATAATGCAGCCTATAAGAGAACAGGCAGAAGCTAAAGCTATGGAAGAAACTAAGGGTAGGGAATTAACACCTGAAGAACAGTCTCAAATACAGCAAGAAATAGAGTCTCAAATACAAGCTATGACACCCGAAGAAGTAAAAAAGTATATGCTTAGGAAACATCAAGACCCTGCAGAAATGTTGGCAAATCATATTCTTGAATATCTTATGCAGAGACAAAGTGTTAAAAATAAATTTAATGAGGGCTTTAAGAATGGTATAATATCAAGTAAAGAAATTTATTGGGTAGGTTCATATTTAGGAGAACCTATTTTAAAAGTTATAAACCCACTTAGATTTAATTATAGCGGAAATAGTGAATCTAATTCTATAGAAGATAGTGAATGGGCTTCTTATGAAATGTTCTTAACGCCATCTGAAATTGTAAATAAATTTGGTAAAGACCTTACAGATAAAGAAATAGATAAAATATATGAGGACTACAAAAATGGTGTAGGTACAGCTGAAGATACTTTTACTTTTAGTAATATGCCTAATAGAGATGTAGGTGTAAGAGTAGTCCACTATGAGTGGAAAGCTTTAAAGCCTATTAAATTTCTAACATATTTTGATGCAGAAAGTCAAGAAGTATTACAAGATATTGTAGATGAAGCATACAAATTTAACCCAGAAGCAGGTGATATAGAAATACAAACAGAATGGATTCCTACTAAATATGAAGGGTATAAAATAGGTACAGATATATATTGTTTACTTAGAGAAGTACCAGGACAAAACAGGGATTTAGATAACCTATATAAATGTAAACTATCTTATATAGGTGTAGAATATGATGCTAATAATTCTGAATCTACATCTTTAATAGATAGAATGAAGTATTATCAATACATTTATAATATTTTATTTTATAGAATAGAGCTACTTATGGCTTCAGATGATGGTAAAGCTATATTACTTAATGCAGGGCTTATACCTAAGTCTGCAGGCTTAGATGTAGAAAAGTGGATGTACTACTTTAAAACAGCTAAGATAGGTCTATTAAACCCCTTTGAAGAGGGTAATAAAGGCACTTCTAATATAGGTGAAGCAGCTAAAGAATTAAACTTATCTTTAGCCTCTGATATAAATAATTATATACAATTAGCTGAATATATAGAAAGAAGATGTGGTGAATCTGTGGGTATTACTAAACAAATAGAGGGTCAAATAGGTAGAGATGAAGCAGTTAGAAATACGCAACAAGCTTTATTACAATCTGCTAATATATTAGAGCCTTACTTTAATGTTCATAATAGTGTTCAAAGAGAAGTTTTACAAGCTCTTATAGAATGTGCTAAATGTGTTTATTTACAGACACAGCCTCAACACTTATCTTATACCTTAGATGACCTATCTAAACAGATGGTAACTATAGATTATGATTTACTTGAAAACTCTACTTATGGCATATTTATAGCAGATTCTATGAAAGCTGATGAAGCCTTGCAAATGGTGCAACAGTTGGCTCACGCTTCTATTCAAAATCAAAATATTGAAGTATCTGATATTATTAAGATAATGAGAAGTAATTCTGTTGCTGAAGCTGAAGAACTTCTTAAACTTGCTGAACAAGAAAAGCAGGAAAGACTTTCAGAACAACAGCAAAGAGAACTTGAGTTTAGAGAAAAATCTGAAGAAGCAGCAAGACAGTTCAAGAGAGAAGAATGGGAATTTGAAATGAAAAAAATGGAAAGACAAGAAGAACTTAAAACTGAAAGAGAGCTTCAGAAACAGACTATATTATCTATTGGTTTTAATGAAGATAAAGACCTTGATAAAGATGGTGTACCTGATGTATTGGAAGTTTATAAAGCAGGTGTTGATGCTGAAATAAAACAATCTAAATTAGAGTTAGAGAAAGAAAAATTAGAGCAACAAAAAGTAGAACATAAAGATAAAGTTGAATTAGAGAAACAAAAAATAAAAAGAAATGTAATGAAAAAAGTAGTTTCTGGGAAATAATGTAATAAGGAACAATTTTTAATATTATATTAATAAGTACAAAATAATAGAGTTTTTAATTTTAATTTTGCAAAAAAATTTTATATGGAAAATAAAAGTTTAGTTGAATTTCAATGGGAAGATAGTGGTGATGATGTTTTCTTTAATGAAAAACCTGTAGAGGAAACCCCTAAAAAGGAAGATATTGAAGAAACAGATGAGGGTGATAAAGATGATAAAGATGACACAACTCAAAAATCTAAACCACAAGATACAAAAAAAGAAGAAGATGTAGAGTTTAATGATTTTAAAGTAGAAGAACAGCAAATTAGAGATAATAACACTTCTATATTTAAAGATTTTTATGATGATTTAAAACAGGCAGGTATTTTTAAACATACTAATATTGAAGAACAGAATTTAGAAAATATGGATAGTACTAAATTCTTAGAACTTCAAAGTGAGGAATATGAAAAAGAAGTATCTGAAAGAATAAAAAATTGGGCTAAAGAAGAACTTGATGAAGATGCAAGAGCTTTTATAAAATTTAAAAGAGAAGGTGGTAGTACTGCAGATTTCTTTAATATATATAGAGAAGTATCAGATATACCAGAAGGAGACCTTGAAGATGAATCTTATCAAGATGAGGTTATAAGATACCAATTAGAATTAGAAGGTTGGGATAATGATGAAATAGAAGATAGGTTAGAATATCTAAAAGAGTCTGGAAAGAAACTTGTTCAAGCTAAAAAATATGAAGCTAAAATAAAAGAACAAAGAGAAGAAGAAAAGAAAAGACTTCTTGAAGAAACAGAGAGACAAAATAAAAGCAGAGCTTTACAAGAAGAGTCTTATAAGAAAGAGATAAAAGATGTATTAGATAATACGGATGAAATAAAAGGTTTTAAGATTACACCTCAAGAAAAGTACACTATACTTAATATGCTAACAAAAAAAGATTACAAAACACCTAATAAGACTTTTGTAACAGGTTTTCAAAAGAAGTTAGCAGAAGTGTTTCAAGATTCTGAAAAGACTATACTTTTAGCTAAACTATTAAATAATGATTTTGACTTCTCACAGTTTGAGAAGAAAGTCATAGATAAAAAAACAAAAGAGATAAAAACTAATTTAGAACAACGCAGAGACTTAAAATCACCTAATTTTGGAAGTTCATTAAGTGGTAAGAAAAGTCTTGCAGATTTTTTTTAATAATAAATTTATAAAAAAATGCCAATAGAAAATCGTATTAGAACAAAACCAATGCTCTGGAATAACACTATGACAGAGTTAAATCATTTGGGGGCAGCTTTGATTATAAAACCTGAAATATTTGAGGGTAAAATGAATCAGTTGTTCTCTGCACAGAATTACTATTCAGGTAACCCACTTTCAAGTATATTTTGGAATACAGGTGCTGAAAAAGTTATAACTTCCAATGAATGGGAATGGGAACTAAAAGGTATTGATGAAAGACCTCTTACTATTATAGAAAAAGTAGAAACTGCTACTAAGCCAGGTTTTGGTAAAACTACCTTTAGGATTAAAGGTGATGAAGACCTCTATGTACCTGGTGATGTTATTTCTCCTGGAACTTCTGGACAGAAATATCAGAGTAGAGTTATGACTGCACCTATAAAAGATGGTAATGGTTGGATATATACCTTGCGTCTTGTAACTGATAATTACAATGATTTTGTACCTGTTAAATTCTTGGAATCTGGACAGGCTTGGGCAAAACTATTCTCTACTTATGGAGAAGGTGATACTGAAGATGGTTCTACTCACGCAAGTTCTTCGTTAATACTTAAAGATAAACTTGGTAAGTTTAGAAAACACTATAAAGTTACTGACTATGTAGCAGAACAGGTTCTTGCAGTTAAAGTACCTGATTCTAAGGGTAATTTCCACGATTCTTGGATTAGACTTACTGAAGTAGAGTATTGGCAGCAATGGTATAGAGAACTTGAAAGAGCTTTCTGGTATAACAGAATATCTCACTCTATTAACAATGCTCCTGGAAGAATGGTAGATTCTTTCTCTGGTATATATGAAAAACTCGAAGACTCTAATATTCACTACTACAGTGAATTTTCTGCTAAACTTATTGAAGAGTTCCTACTTGATATATATTACTCTCGTATTAAACCTGGTGTAAAACGTAAAATTAAAGTCTTTACAGGTGAATATGGTATGCTTATATTTAGTAGAGCTATGCAAGACCTTATGCAGAAAAGGGGTTGGGTTTTAGCTAATAGTAACTTTAATCCTATACAGGGTATGAAGTCAGAGTATCATACTAATGCTTACTCTATAGGTTATCAGTTCTTAGCTTATAAAATGCACAATGGTGTGGAACTTGAAGTAGTTCATAATCCTATACAAGATGATAGAACTATAAACTTTGAAATAGACCCGATTACAGGTTATCCTGTTGAATCTATGAAATTTAATTTCTTGGATTTCTCTGGTGAAGGTAGCGAATCTAATATTAGATTAGTTTCTAAGAAAGATGGTTATAAGTTTGGTTATGTAGCAGGTCTTGTTAATCCTTATGGAGCTAATAAAGGAACTCTTATGAGCCACTCTGGTGAATACTACTCTATGCACGTATCTAAGGAATGTGGTATACATATTGAAGATGTTACACGTTGTGGTCAGCTTATTTTAAAACGTAATTCATAATTGTAATATATTTATTATCTTTGTATTCTAATATGGGTTTAAGGTAAAATATACCTTACCCATATTAATACAAGATAAAAAACAAATTTAGAAATATATAAACAATTAATAATTAAACTAATAATCAATTTATATGGCTATAGTAGAAATAAAACCCATAGAAAGAGAAAAATGGCACGGTTATACAGGTAAAAAATCTTTTGCAAGACCTGTTATAATTGAAGCTTTAGTTAGTGTTGAAACAGGTCAATATGCCACAGGTTTAACAGAAGAAGAAAGGAAAGACTTAGAAGATAAAACAGGTTTTGATTTATCTCCTGAATATATTCCAGAAAAGACACATCCATTTTGGAATAGTCCTACAGGTCAGGTAAGACTTGAGAATAAAACTAATATTTTTGATACTTCAAGACCATTAGATTTTATTAAAGTTAAACTCTTAAAAGCTTGTGATTTAGTAGCTAATTCTCAGAAAGAGTATGAAGATGGTTTATATCCAGATGCTCTTTTTGTTATATTTGATGAACAGGAAGAAACAGCACGTAAAGCTTCAAGAGCTGCTATAAAGAGAAAAGTTATTGTAGAGAGTGAAAAACTTCCTATAAGTAAAAAAGTAGAAATTATCCAAATCTTACTTGGTACTAATACTAAAAATCAATCTAATGACTATATAGACTTAAAATTTGAAGAAGCTATAGATAAGGTTGGTGCAGAAAAGGTTCTTAGTATTATGAATAGAGATAATAAAAAGAACACTACTCACGCATTAGTATTAGAAGCTTTACAAAAGAACGTTCTTAGAAAAGAAGGTAGTGCTATTTATTACTTTGATGACCAATTAGGTTTTGATTTGGAAGCTACAATAGATTATCTTTCAGATGTAAAGAATCAGGCTTTAAAAGCTCAAATTATAGAGAAAGTAAATTCTTTTTAATTAATAATTAAAACAGATATAATATGACTGTACAGGAAATGCACTATGACTTCAAACAGAAGTTAAATAAAATAGACTCACAACAAAACAGAAATCTTAGGATTCCTGAAATAGATTGGAAACTTAATGAGGCTTGTGAACTATTTATAAAAACTATTGCAGAGCCAAGATACAGTATTACTGATACTTTAGGCTTTGAGAAAAGCCAAAGAAATATAGATAGTATAAGAACTTTGGTAGTTTATGAAACTTCATTACAGCCTTTACAAAAAGTTAATAATAAAACTTTTTCAGCTATATTACCAGAAGATTATATGTTCTATATTTCATCTAAAGTATATATGAAAAAACTTCCTTGTAAAGAAGAAAGAGAAGGTGTAGTAATATTAAGACAACACGAAAATGACTTTGAAACAAATGTTTTTGAAGAATCTTCTTTTGAATGGGGGGAAGTAAACATTAAATTTATAAATGAAGGTATCCTCATATTTACAGATGGTACTTTTGATATAACTAATTTTAAAATTAACTATATAAGAAGACCTAAATATATACATTATGCTCAAGGGTTTTCAACATCAGGGTACATCTTACCATCTGGTACTGTATTGTCAGGTGTACAACACTGTGAACTTCCAGAAGAAACTCATAGGGAAATTGTAGATATAGCAGTCTTATTAACAAGTGGTGATTTGTCTTTAGCAGATTATCAGATGAAACAAAATAAAGTAATTAATTTAAATCAAATCAATAGATAACAATGTCAAGAATAAACAGTGTTTTTAAACTTTTGGTATCTAAAGACAATAAAAATCTTCTTGCTGCAGGTAGTGATATTTCAGCTCTTACAGTAGGACAGGTTGGTGTTTTTGATGCTACTACTAACAAAGCTCTTGGAGCAGTAAGTTTACAGGGTAAAGACTTCTTTTTTGCTACAGCTATAGATGAAGATGGTGATGGTGTAATAGACAATATTTTAATCACCCCCACAATTAAGTCTGAAAATAGAGTATACACTAATAAGAAAGCTTATGTAGCACCTGTAAACCAAAAAGTAAAAATAAAAAATTATAAAGCAGAAGCTGGTACTGAATATGGTATAAAAATAGCTTTTAATAATGCAGAAGAATTTAAAATATATGGGTTTAACAATATGTCTAAACTTATGATGGTTAAGACCCAGAGTATTTCTAATGCTTTAAATTCTGAAATAGATTCTAACTATCTAACACTATTGCTTAAGAATGCTATTAAAGATAACTGTGGAGATAATGTCAAAGTAAAGACTGTATGGCGTACTACAGGTATTACAAGTGTACCAGACCCAGATGTAGATAATGATATATTAAATGTCTTAATACCTGCTAATGTAACTGCAACCCCTGCAAATAAAAAGTATACAGACCTTGAAATAGAGATATTACCTTCTAAGTTAGGTAAGAAACCAAGTGCAAAAGCAGATTATAACTATCCTAGAGAAACTGTAGCTACTGTTAGTCTTGTAGGTGCTTTGGGTAACAATGGTGTTGTAGAAATATTAAATAAACCTACTTATGAACAGAATAGTGGTTATGATGTAAGAAAGCTTGAGTACTTTGCTAAAGGTCTTATAGAGTCTCCTTATAGAGAATCTGCTATATTTAATGTAGATGACACACAATTTGTTTCAGATGTAAATGGTAAATATGTTCTTTATGTATTTGCATTTGATAATAAAGTTCGTGGTGGTTTAGTTGATTATACACATAATCAGTCTGTAATTATAGCAGCTCCAACAGCAGATACTAACACTATTACAGATTTAGATGCTATAATAGTGTAATTAAAATTTTGTTATTAATATTAAGTAGTTGTTTCTACTATAGAAGGGTTTTGTAAGGGGGTAATACCTCTTACATTACCTAACTATAAAAAACAGAATAAATATGAACTACAAAATAGAATTGCTGTTAGATAAGATAAAAATAATAAATAAAGAAACTACTGATAAATTAGAAGTTTCTTTATTTACTTATAAAGTAATATGTAGAGAAAAAAAACATAAAGATATTGTCATACAAGAACCTAAACAGCTAGAACCATCTGAAGAACTTATTATTAATATAGTAAAAGATGATGCTTATATTTTAGTTATAAAAAATCTCACAACTAATGAAACTGAAGAAATTACTTACAGTTTTTATAATAACTTACTTTTTAATATACTTTCTGATATTTATAAAGTATTGTGTAATTGTGGTTGTGAAACTTGTAATGACTGCATAAGTGAAGAAGAACTTCTTGCTATAACAAATAAGTTATTAGGTGCATATTTCTTGATAAAGAAAGATTTTAAAGATTCTATAGAAAATGAGTTTTTACATATACTTTCTTCTCTCTTAAATTCTGATTTAGAGTGTATGTTTAATATGTCTATGATTAGAGGCTCATATAATACAACTAAGTTACAAAAACATTTAGTTGGAACTATATATTTAATTCTATATATAGAGATGATAAGACAGCTCACTCTTAATGATGAAGATTTTAAAAAATTCAAAACATTATTTAGGGTTGAGCAAATATTACCCTGTTTAAAATCTTTAGGTTTTCCTATAGATTGTATTAAATTTTATTTTATATGAATATAGAAGAAAGAACAACAAATAGATATGAGCTAAGTCTCCTTGTTAGGGGAATATTAAAAAGGTTGGGAAATTTAGAAGATAATGTTAGTAGTGGTTCTCAAAGTAGCTCTGATACTTCTTGGCAAAGACGTATTATTTCTTTTAATAATAATCCCATACTTCTAAATATCTCTTTAATGCCACAAACAGAATATGTATTACAAGATGAATTGGTTAGTGGGAAAACTTTAAATGTAGATATAGCATCTAACTCGTCTATAAATAATAAAATGTTAGTTTATAGAGTTGTAGTAACTACAGGAAGTACTGTAGGTACACTATCTTTTAATTTTAATGGTAGTAGCTCTAACATACTTTGGAAAGGTAATCAAGTGCCTAATTTAGAAACTAATACTATACATAGGTTTCGTATAGTTCAATATCCAACACATTTATTTTTGGAGTTAGAATAATATGAATGTATTTAATGAAAAGACTTTATGGGGTAAAAATATTTATGAAGGGTTTAAAAAATTTACAGACTCATTTTTTAATACTACTTCACCAATACTATATTTACCTCCATATAGTAGTTATTCTTTTGCAGCTATAGAGCGTTTTTTTAGAATGTTTGAAAATATATCCCCTTTTAGTTTTCAACAACTTGTTATAGATGATGCAACACAAGAAATCCAATATAGTATACCACAAAATGTTTATAGTTTAAATCAAATACAAGTAATTAGAATAGGAAGTGGTTTAAAAACATACCCTAAAAATTTTAAAACTTTACAACCTAATTTTATAAGACAAGTACAAATTAGTCCTAAAAACCCCTATTTAATAAATTTTAATAATGAGGTGTTCTCTAAAGATTTAAAAACAGCAATAAGTATAAATTTTCTTGGGGTTTCTTTAGAGTACACTCAGATTGAAAAAGTTGATAATTATTGTTTTTACAATAGTATTCTTCATAATAATGAAGTGATTTTTCCAAATACTCTAAAAACACTTAGTACTGAAAGTTTTGTAAACTGTAATAATATTATGCAGATGTATATACCTTCAGCTACTACAACAATAGAAAATAGGGCTTTTGTAAATACAACAGTTTCTATTTTCTACACTGATAATGGTAATGTAAATAATTTAAAAACTTTATTAACTAACTCTGGTTATCCTACCACCCCTAATGTACAAGTAAAAATATGATAAATTTTGCAAAAATAGTAAATGGAAATATAGAAATGTTTGTACAACCTAACAATATTTTGGGAGACTGTACACAATATGCTAAAAACAATGGCTATAAAGAAGTTGAAGAAAGGTTTGGCTCTAAAGAAAAATTTGAAGATGTTGGAGATAAGATAATAATAACTCATAAAACACCTGAACAGAAACCTATATTAGCCATATTACAAGCAAATAGTTTTTTAGCTAATAAGTCTGACTTAGAAATAAAAACTCTTGATATAGACCTTTTAGAAGGTTTATATAAGGAATCAAAATATTCTAAAGGTTATCTATATAAAGAAAGTTATTTCTTAGATAAAGAGAAAACTAAATTAGCTATAAAAAGAACTTATGAATTAGTTTATCAGTCTAATTTCTTAATAGGTGAAAAAGTAAAAACAGAATGGTATTGTACAAATGGTAATGTTATATTAGATAAAGAAGTGTTTGTAGAATTTTCTGCCAAAGATGCTGCAGCGAAGAAAAGTCAAATAAGGCAAATACAAATAGATTACTTACAATATCCTGAAAGACCTTATCAATTACCACAAGTAATGATAGCTATTAATAAATTATTTGAACATTATAAAGATGTAGTAATAGATTATAAACTTAGTGGTTCAGATAGTTTTGAGAAAGCTGTAAAAAATGAAACAGATGCTACTATTATAGGTATTCTAAATACTAAATTACCTGATGGTAAGACTTTTAAAGAATCTATACTATATCAAATTACATAAGCTATGAATTTATTATCTATAATAATTTTAATTTTATTTGTAGTCTATAATTTAGTTGTAATAAGACTAACTTATATACCAACAAGTTTATCAGCAACATATTATAGCTTAAAATCTAAATATAATTGTGGTTGGGTATTTTCTATTTTTTTAGTTGTAATATCTCTAATAGCTATGATTATAACCTTAGATATAACTCAAGGTGAACCGTATCAATTCTTAGCTTTTTTTACTACAATAGGAACTATATTTGTTGGATTATCTCCTAATTTTAGAAGTGAAGAAAACACTAAAGTACATTTTGGTTTTGCAATACTAAGTTTAGTATCTACTATGATTTTAATTATATGTATTGGATACCCTATTTTAGTATTGTATAATGTCTTAGCTGCTATATATTTGATTATAACAAAAAATAAATACAAAATATACTACATTGAAATAAACGTATTTATATCAATGTTTATAACTTTAATTTTAAAAACACTTTAATTTATTTATGAATGTAATATCAATAAGTTTTATATATAGGTTTGTACCTCAAATTTTAGTCCAGATACTTTGTTTTATATCTGTAGGGATATTTGTATATGCAGATTATAAAAGTGGGGTTAGAAAAGCTAAAGAGTTAGGTCTTGAAATAGTCTCTAAAGAGATAAGAAAAACTACTACTAAACTTTCAAGTTACTATATGCTAATGCTTGGAATAGCTGTAATAGATTTGGCTCAAATGCTTTCTTTACACGTTATAAATATAGAATCTGAAAAACACTTTTTTGTAGTACCTATACTTACACTTGTAATAACTATTGTAGTCTGTTATATAGAGTTTAAGTCTATTAGAGAGAATGCAGACAAGAAACAACTAATTAAAGAGAAAGAAGCTCTCAATGATTTGAAGTCTCTTGTAGAATATGTTTTAGACAAGAAAAAAGAACTAAATTAATAAAATTGTATATCTTATATCAAAAAATAGTTCTAACTTTGCAATCCAGAGTTAGAACTATTTTAATTAGAATATAAATTTAAATTAAACATATATGTCAGAACAAACTATTCATTTAGATTATTTATTAGAGCAATTAACAAAAACTTTTAAGCAGAATGAACTAAATCTAATTTCAGATGTTATAAAAACAAATAGAATAGATAATACAGGTAACACCATATCTTGGTTTGATTTAGCTACTAAACACCAAATAAGATGTGAGCTAAATACTAAAAAACAAAGAAGAACTGCAGCTAATGATGTTTGGAGAAAATTCTGTAGAATTATGAATAAAAATAATTCTAATCTTGAAATTGTAAAACAAACTTTTAATTCTCAAGGTGAATTATTATATGAGACTAAGAAAAGAACTCCTTCAGAACTACAAGAAGATAAAAATGGGTTTACAATAGAAAAAATAACTACAAACCCCTATGGTGGAGAGTTTGTTACTTATAAAAAAGATAGGACAAATCTTACAGTAGAGCAGATTGAAAATACAGTAAATAAACTATTTGAAGACTTTAAAGATTTAAATAAAAATAACTTTGAATATATAGTAAATACAAATAATGAACCAAATAATAAAATAGCTTTAGTAAACCTCTTTGATGCACATTTAGATAAAATACCTATTAAAGATACTTGTAAAGAAGATTCATCCTTAGAGAGAAATATACAAGTTTATAAAAATACTATACAGAAGATAAAACAAGAACTTTTAAAAATAGAAAATTTAAATTACATAATATACCCTGTTGGAAATGATTTATTTCATACTAATACTTTTGGTTTACCATCTACTAAAAAAGGTACTGCATTAGAATATTATGGCTCTCAAGAAGAAGCCTATTATACTATATGTAACTTAGTTACAGAGACTATAATAGAACTATCTAAAATTAGCCCTGTATTTGTTGTTATGATTAAAGGTAATCACGATGAGGATAAAATAACTACATTAGGATTTTGGCTTAAAAAATATTTTGAAAACTACGCTTTTTTCAAGTCTCTGAGTAGTCATCTTGTAGAAGTAGATAGTACAAGAAATCAAAGAAAATATATACAGTTTGGTAAAAATCTAATAGGGTTTGCACACGGGGATAAGGAGAAATCTAAAATAGACCAATTACCCATTTTTATGGCTCAAGAAGCACCAAAATTGTGGGGTAATACAATTTATAGGAAAATGTTTTTAGGGGACTTACATCACGGATTTGAGTATAAATTTCTAAAGTCTAAAGACCAACCTGGTGTAGAAATAGAGTTTCTAAGAAGTGTAGGTACTACTGATACTTGGCACGAAGATTTTGGTTGGATAGGCATACCTAAAACAGCTTATATACAAATTTTTGATTCAGAGGAAGGTGAGTATAACAGAATTAAAATAAATATAAAGTAATGGAGAAACAAATAGAGAACATAAAGAATTTTTTTAAAGAAATAGATTTTAATGAGGAGAAACACATCTACACACTAAACTCTAAACCTATGTGTGCTGTATCTCACGTAATTAAAAAGTTTGTAGAAGAATTTGATTCTAAAAACATAGCTAAATTTGTAGCAGAAAAAAGAGGCGTAACCACAGAGGAAATATTAAAAGAATGGGAAAACACTGCAAAGAAAGCTTGTGAATTAGGTACTTCAGTACACAGTTTTGCTGAGAATTGGACTAAAGAGTCTATACCAACTTCAGGGTATGAAGAAGCTGTATGTAAATTTTTCAATAGTTTACCAAACCATATAATACCTGCAATAAAAGAATTAAAAATGTACTCAGAAACTTTAGGTATAGCAGGTACTTCTGATTTATTATTATTCAATAATAAGAATAACACTTGGGTGGTCTCAGATTTTAAAACGAATCAGGACTTGTTTAAAAACTATAAGGGTAAAAAACTCTTAAAACCTTTCACAAAACTCTTAGATTGTCCTTTTAATAAATACCAAATACAGTTATCTTTATACCAGATATTATTCCAATTAACAGGTTATGAGGTTAGTCAAAGAAAAATAATTTGGTTAAAGCCTAATGGAACATTTGAAATATATAATACTCAAGACTATACTAAAACACTTTTAACAGAATTAACAAAATGACTACAGAGCAATTAATACAAAGAATAAGGTCTTTAATATCAGAAAAATATCATATTGGAGACCATATATATTCAAGAAGACATATTTATAATAAACTAATTACTGCAAGAGCAAGATTGATATATCAAGAAGCTAATAAAAAGAAAGATATATCTCAATGGAATTACCAAACTTTACCTTGTGTAGAGCTTGTTTTAGTACCAGGACATCAGTGTCCTTGTTTACCACCTATAGGTTGTGAAATACTTAGAAGTAGATATAAACTACCTAAACCTATTACAAGTTTATTTGGAACTCTAATAAGTTCTGTACAAACTGTAGATAGGTCTGTAAAACTTAATGAAGTTACAATAAATGCTGTAAACTATCTGAAAGGTAATAAGTATAGTAAAAATATATTAGCCTACTTTATACAGGATAATTACTTATATGTAGTATCTAATACATCTCTAAGAGTTGTATCTATAACGGGCTTATTTGAAGACCCATTAGAAGCTACAAATTTTCCTAATATGTGTGATGAAGATTGTGTAGATTGTAAAGATTGTATAGACTTTAGAACAGAAATATTTCCTATAGATAATAATCTTATAGATGCTTTAATTGAGCTAACAATACAAGAACTTATATTAAAAAGACAAATAGATGGAAAAGAACAAGCACAACAATAGAATGATTCTTTATAGAGACTTTCAAAAAATAGCTAAAAGTAAAGATAAAGAGATACCACATAGAGAAATATATTACCCTGTGTTATCTCTTTTTATGAAGTATATAACTGATAAGTTATTAAAAGAGGGTTATATTAAAATACCCTGTGGACTTGGTACTATAAGAATAGTTGGTAGAAAACTAAACATAAGATTTGAAAATAATAGGATACTTGGTGCTGCTCCAGATTGGGGTGAAACTAATCGTTTATGGGAAAGAGACAAAGAAGCTAAAAATAAAAAACAGATAGTTTATTTTTTTAATGAACATACAAATGGTATAGTGTACTCTTTTAAGTGGTATAGGAAAGGTAAATACTTACCAAATAAAACCATTTATGACTTTAGACCAAGTAGAAATTTAAAGAAGAGATTACAAAAAGAAATATTAAATGGTAGAGAATACACATTAAGAAAAACTTATTAATATGGCAAGAAATATAAAATATGTATCATTAGACACTATTTTCTCTAAATTATACAGAGATATGGGTGTACAAGAAATATCTGAAATAGATGTAGTAGAGTGGTGTGGAGAAGCTTTAGAGCTTATAGGAGCTGTAAAACTTTATGAAGAGAGTGTAGATATAATAAAAATTAAAAACCATCAGGCAGAGCTTCCTAATTGGTTACACTCTATAATTCAAGTTGCTAAAATAATTGACTATAAAGAGAAAGAAAATATTACTTTAGAAGAATCTAATACAGACTCCATACAAGTTAATATAGATTACAAACCTTGTGATTGTGAAGATACTTTACCTAAACCTTTAGGCTCTGCTTGTAATTGCTCTAAGACTTGGTTTTATAATAATTTTAAGAATGGTAATTTAAAGCCTGTAAGATTGGCTAATCATAGTTTTTTCAACTCATTAGTATGTAATGAAGATTTAGAGCTTTATAACTCATTTTGTTGTAATGATGAGTACACTATTGTAGATAATAAAATAAGAACCTCTTTTAAAGAAGGTACTATAGCTTTAGCTTATTACAAACAAAAAGTAGACAAAAAGACAGGTTTTCCATTAATACCTGACAGTGTAGACATAATTACAGCTTTATCTTGGTATGTAACTTATAAGTACTGTCTTAGACTCTGGTTTAAACACAGAGAGGGTTATGGAGATAAAATACAATATGCTGAATCACAATGGCAATGGTATTGTAAACAAGCCTCAACTAATTTAATGATGATTTATGGTGTAGATGAACATCAGAACTTCTTAGAGGATAGACACAGTTTAATACCTAAAAGAGATAAATACTACTCTTTTTTTGGTAAATTAGGTAGAAGTCAGAATTTAAAATTTAAACATACTAATATAATATAATATGCAAGAAAATAGTGTAAACAGATTTTATAAAGGTTTAAATGTAGATATTTCACCTTTAGATTATAAAGATGGGTTATATAAATTTGCACTTAATGCTGTTACTAAAACAGCAGAAGGTCATAACGCATTTTTAAGTAATGAAGGTAGTAATAAAAGTCTACCTTTCTTAAAGGAGGGTTATATACCCATAGGTAAAGAATATATGGGAAATAATAAAGTTATTATATTCTCTGTAAATGAGGTTACAAGAGTTTCTGAAATAGGCATTTTTGATGCTGATAGTGGTTATGAAACTTATGTTAATGATGAAAATACCCCTATGGGGGTTAAGAGATTAAATTTTAGAATAACTAATCAAATAGATGCTACCTATAGACTTAGAAGAGGTTGTGAAAGAACTGTATATTTTACAGATAATCTAAATAAACCGAGATACTTTAATTTTGATAAAGTAGACAATTTTAAAGACGCTACAGGTAAATTTGATAGTGTAAAGTTTAATCTTCAAAAAAGTGTTAATCATATCCCAGAATATAGTAATATAGAAGTTTTAAATTCACAAGGAAGTCTTGAACCAGGTTCTTATAACTTTGCTATTCAATATTTAGATGAGTCTTTAAATCCATCTGAAATTATGTCTAACTCAAATATAGTAAAGATATATAATGACAGTCTAAATGAAGACTATGTAAGAATAAATGGTAGTATCAATTCTGATGTAGATTATGAAAACTTTCCTAAAACAAACAAAGCTATCAAGTTAGTTTTAAAGGGTCTTGATGCTACATACCCATTTTACAGAATAGTAATTATAGAAAGTAATAATGGTTCTGGTAATATAAATAGAATTTTATATTCTCAACAAATACCCACTTCTAATGATACTTTTATATATACAGGAACTAACTATGCTTCAAAAGGTACTTTAGAAGAAGTTTTAGCTGTAACGGATTTTATAGAAAAAGCAGCACATATAGAACAGTTAGAAAACAGGTTACTTTTAGCCAATACACAAGGTAAAGATATAGACTACTGTAATCTTCAAAAATATGCTTCGAGAATACAAGCAGACTGTATAGTAAAAACTGTAAATATAAATAACTTAGCCGATAAAGGAAGTTCTAAAAACCCCTTACAAGATGTTAATGGTTTAGGTTATATGCCAGGTGAATTATACTCTTTTGGTATACAGTATATATTTGAAGACAATACTTTATCCCCTGTATTTCATATTCCAGGCAGAGGTAATATAGATAAGTCTATAAAATATACAAATGGAGATAATGTATTTCCTATGAGTTCTTTTGAAAATGGAGGTGTAAATACTTATGAAAATAAATCTTCTTGTGGTACAAATTCTTATTGGGGTTTAGATTGTGATGGAACAGATTTACAAGGTAAAAAAATAAGACATCATAGATTTCCTTTAAGAAGTGATTTGAAATTACCTTTAGTGAAGAAAAAAACAGATGGTTCTGTATCTTCTACAAATAAATTATATCAACTTAATTTTTCTGTCTTAGGTAAATTACAAATAAAAACAGGTAGAGATTTTTTTAAACCTTTTGAAATAACTATTAATTATAAGAATGATGGGCAAAATTATGTTTTAACTAAAATAGTAGACCCAGCTTTTTACTCTGTAGGAGAAGCAGAAAATTTAAATGTAGAAATAGTTTTAACTTCTCAATATCATTTTAGAGATGATTTTTCTGATATTGATATTAATATTTCAAACCAAAATTTTAATTATTCTGATTCAACTAAAAGTAATTTATTTATTGGTATGGCAAATACTGTGGATTTAACACAACATTCTACTAACCCTTTTGTTAATACAAAAATTGTTGTAGGAGTAAGTAAGAAAGAGTTAAAACAAGAGGTTGGTCAAAACCAATATGAAACACAAATTTTTGGTATTAGATTTTCTAATATAGATTTACCTACATTAGCTGATACTAATAACAATAAAATCATAGGTTATTATATAGTTAGAAATGAAAGAAAAGAAGAGGATAAAACCATTTTGGATAGTGGTGTATTAACACAATCTGTAATACATAATAAGTATTTATCTCACGGTTTATTAGTTCCTGAAACAGACCAAACAAGAATTTCAGGTCATTTATTTGGTGTTATAAACCCAGAATTTAAATTTAATAATAAACAATATAATAGCTATGATAAGATTATACAGGAGGGCTATTTTGATGTTGTAGAAAGAAAATATGGTAAGGTAAACTATGATGATGTATATGATGGAAGCTCTTATGATAAAGAACATCATAGTAAAAATAATGATGATGCTGAACCACAAGACCACAACCCTACCTCAAGAGGTTTAGATGGTTGGTCTTTAAGTTTAATTACAAGAGATAATATAGTAGAATATAAACCCTTAGATAAACCTAAAAACTTATCTAATTCTCAAGATGATATAGAAAAAATATTTTACTTAGATGCTTTAGGAAATAATCCTGTACATAAAGACTCTTTTGAGTATTACAATACTTCTGCAGATAATAAAATAGGTGTTATACAGTTTGCTGATGATAAATCACCTAATATACCACACGAATATAAGTTACCCTATGTAGTATTTTATAAATCTAATGCTAATGCTTATTCTAATTTTAGATTATCTCCATATTATAAAGAACATCAAAACCCAATATATTTTGAAAAAGATATAAATAATTCAATAGATGTTTTTAATGGAGATAGCTATATATCTTCTATGAGATACTGTAGCACTACTTTCTATGACAATAGGGTTTCTCTTAGAGATGGTAAGAAGTCTTTGTGGAAAATAATTGTAGGAGCTTTTGTAGCTCTTGTAGGAGCTGTTGCTTTAGTTTTCTCTGCAGGTACTTCTACAATACTTATAGGGGCAGGTATAGCCTTAATAGGTGCTGCAACACTATTAGCTTCTGCAGGTATTAAACAAGAAAACTTTAATAAGACTTATGTGGAAGAGTATGAGAAAGGTTTAAGAGATACTGTTATAGATGATTGGACTGATAAGTTTTATAATTTTAGGGGTACTATACCTTTTGGTTTCTCTGGTAATGGTGGTACAGGTAGTAGTGGACACTCTGATGATACTTTAATGTGGATAGGAGAAGCTATTACAGACCTATGGTTTGAATCAAGTCTAAACCTAAATCTTAGAAATAAATTTGTAAGTAATGTTACACCTACTTTTTTAGACTCACCAGGTCTTATAGAAACAGGTAATAACACCCCTATAGGAACTATTAAATTAGGAGATAGAGACTATACGGATAGTAACTCTGTTAGGTATCCCGTATCTAATTTAGAAAAGCATATTTGTAGAAAATTATTAGCCTATGACCCTAAAAGGGATGATTTAAAATTTTATATAGGAATAGCTTTAGGTGAATATTATAAGATAAATAAAGACTATCTAAGGAAAAATAAAGAGAAAGCTTATTTTCATCTACCCTATGAATATGATTGTTGTAGTAAATGTAGAGACAAATTTCCACATAGAATACATTATTCAGAACAATCTTTCCAAGAAGAACTTTCTGATAATTACAGAATATTTTTACCAAATAATTATAGAGACATAGAAGGTGAAACAGGTAGTATTACTAATCTTTTTAAACTAAACAATAATTTATATATACATACTGAAGAAGCTCTATGGCAGTTACCAAGAAATTATCAAGAAAGAGTTACAGACCAAATAACTTCTTTTATAGGTACAGGTTCTTATTTTGAAATACCACCTCAAAAAATATTAGATAGTGATAGTGGTTTCTCTGCAGGATGTCAGCATAAATGGGGTTCAATAAAAACACCTAATGGATATTTCTTTATATCAGCTAATCAAAATAAATTTTATCAATTTACAGGAGAATTAAAGCCTATATCTTCCATAGGTATGAAGTCTTGGTTTGATAATAACACTAAATCTTTAGCAGAACAAAACTATTATAAAAATAATAAGAGAGATTATCTATTTAAAGATAATCCAAGTAATAATATAGGTACAGGTTTTATAACTACTTATGATAGTCTAAAAGAAAGGATTATACTAACTAAAAGAGATTTTAATTTAAGTCTTCCTGATAAAGATTATTTATTATGTACCAACTCTAATAATACTACTATATTTAGAAATATAACTCAAACTATTGAGGATAAAAAAAGAGATGGTTGGCAATTTATTGGTATAGAGAATTGTCAGTTAAAGTTTAAAAGAGATAAAAAAGTAGTTAAAAATAGAAAGTTTTACAAGTTGGTAGAAAAAAAAGTAGTAAATGCTATAAAAAATGATACTGATATAGTTATATATTTAGATATGTCAAGTTCTTTTAATGATACTATGAGAAATCATATAGTAGATACTATTATAAAGTGGTTTAATAAATTTAAAATGGGTAATATAGATGGGTATAAAGATAATGGTAAACAATGGGAAGGAAATACATATTTTGTAATAAATAAAAATGATGGAGATAGTGAAAGGGGTTTTCAAATAGTACAATTTTTTGATGTTTCAACAGGAAATATAAAAAACCCCTCTACCAAAAGTGATTATATGGATAAAGTAACTATATTGCCAATTATTTCTAATTCTGAACTTAATTCAGAAATTACAGATAAAATAACTTTAGTTAAAATAGATAATAAAGAAAAATATAAATTACAGAAAGGTAATACAGATTGGGTAGATACAGATTTACAACCAGGTACTGTAGGTTCTAAAATTAATACTAATCAATTAATGCTTTCTTTTTCTAATGAGAATGCAAGGGATTATTATACTAATGTAAAAGTAAAAGTGAATTATTATTATCCTAACACAATTGATAAAAATGGCTCATACAATAATGGTTTAACCAATTTAAATTTAAATAAAGTTAGTGAATCAATAACAGGTAGTAGTGGTGGTGAGGTATTTTATATATTGGAAGAGGATATTAAGGGGTATAAAAATTATGTAAAAGCAAAAAAAGATAAAAAAGAATCTTTTAATTTTGTGGCTTATCCAACAGTTTTTTATGGTAAGACAGGTAATACTACTCAAGATAAAATTAAAGATAATTATAATAAATATAATAGCTCAATATATTTACAACATAGTATAGCTTGTTTAAAGGAAGATTTTTTTACTGAATTAGAACTAAAAAAAGTTTTTGGTATAGATAATAATGGAAATCTAAATTCTTGTCCAAATAATGGTATTACTAATAACAATCTTTGGGAAATATTGAAAAAGAGTTTACTCAATAAAGATGAAGGTGGCAATAATGGTAACATAAGTAATAACTATCTTTATAAAGGTATTGGTGGTTTAGAAGATTTTAATATGAAAGTAGTTACTAATGCTTCTTTTAATGTGGAGGACACTAATACTAATCCTCTAAAATTAGAAGATTTTACTAAAAATATGGCAGATATATTAAAAGGTTCTACAAGTACAACTTACGAAATAAAAGAGGAAGAACAAAATAATAATATAAACTATCTTGTTACAGAATATTCTTATGTAAATGGTAAGGAAATAACTGATATAGATATAAAGAAAAATTTCTGGACTTTATCTTATTCCTTAGAAAATGAAGCTTGGGTATCTTTTCATAGTTATGTACCAAATATGTATATAGAAATACCTAATAGATTCTATAGCTTCCTAAACCCTCCTACAGCAAATTTAAAAGAAAGTAAGCTTTGGGAACATAATAATATTGATTCATATCAAACTTTTTATGGTTCACAGTGCCAACATATTATAGAATATGTATCTGTAGCTAACCCATTAATTACAAAAGTGTGGAATCATATAATTCTAAATACAGAAGCTAAAGAATATAATGAAGAACGTAATTACTTTGTTGAAGTAGATAAGACTTTTAATACAGCTATTTTGTATAATTCTAAACAATGTAGTGGTTATATAAAGTTAATAGATAAACACACTTTAGATGGTAATGAGAATTTTTTAAGCCAACAAGTAAATAATCCAAATACACTTATACTTAAATCTATAATAGAAAGAAGAGAAAAAGATTGGTTTATTAATGATTTTAGAGATATGCGTGTGAAGTATACATTACCTATATGGGACGCAAGTTCACTTAATAATAACCACCTTTTTTATGGTAATAAATTAGTGGATGGTATTATAGATATAAATAAAGATTGGACACAACAAGAAGTTTTTAGAGATAAATTTTTGGTAATTAGATTGATTTTTGATAATTTTGCAAATCTAAATTTAACTACAAATTATATTTCAGAAAATTTTCAAGTAAGTCAGCATTAAACTTACTATAAATATTAAACTAAAATATATTAAATAAAAACATAAATGAAAACAAAGAAAAAAATTAATAGAAGAAAATATGGAGTTGGTGGGTATATAGACCCACTAACTTCTAATAGAGTAGTAAATCAACCAATTAATTATATACCTAATCCTAATGAGTCTTTAGTAGAGAATGATATTAGGGTAGCTAACTCTTTATATAAGACTAAATCCAATCCTTTTACACAGGGTATGGATATTTTAGGTAACATAGGCTTACAAGTAGGTACAAGTATTATGGGACAAGGTAATAATGGTATATGGGGAGATTTAGCTACTAAAGGTATGACAGCTTTAGGTGGTATAGCTCAAGGTATAAATAGTAAATATGCTACAGGTGGATTAGTTCCTATTAATGTAGAAGGTGAAGAAGTTATAGAAACCCCTTTTGGTAATATAAGTGAGTTTATAGGTAATTCTCACGAACAGGGGGGTATAAATGTAAATGTACCACAAGGCTCTGAAATATTCTCTAAAAGAGTAAAAGGTAGTGATGGCAATACTATGGCACAGAGAAAACTTAATAGGGAGAAACAACTTAAAAGATTAGAAAGAGTCTATAATAACAACCCAACTAATTCAGCTATTAAAAAAGCTTATGAGAAGACTAAAAAGGATTTTGAACTTATAGAACAAAACGATATTTTAGAAATGGAAGCTTTAAATCAAGCTACAAATAAAACTAAAAGTAAATTTAAATCTGGTGGTAAAGTTACTAAGAATGCGGTTCAAAACCCACTTAGTAGTGTTGAATATACAGTAGGTGATTATTTTGATAACTTAATGAATAAAAGCTTATTTAGTAATGGTATTACTCCAGAATATGCTTCTGATTTTCAGCCTAACAGTTTTCCTATACCAGATAGAATAAATGTTGAAGCTCAAAGTATACCTAAACCTAATGTGTATGAAGTAGCTAAAGATATAGGTTCTTCAAATGTAAGTACTAATAGAATGCCTAATAATAAATTTAATTGGAATAAATTAGATAGTACCGTTACTAATAATTTACCACAAGCTACTTTTGGGGATATATTAGGTATAGCAGGACAAGTTTATGGTTATAATAGACTTATGAAAAATACCTTAGAACAGAGAGCTACTGATACACCAAATATAAACCCTTACAGAGACTTTGGAAAAAAAGGTTTACAAACTATTCAGAATAGTAAAGAGTATGTTAATCAGGTAAGAGATAATATGCTGAAAGATATGGAATCTTCTATACATACTTTACAATCAAGAAATAGAAATAGTGCAAGGGGTGTGAACACTTTAAGAGCTTTAGATATAGCTTCTGAACTTGCTGCAAGTAAACAAAGAGATTCTATTTATAACAATTTCCTAAGTGCTATGAGTGATATATATTCTCAAGAAGCACAACAACAGAATGCTATGGATAATGCAGTAATGCAAGGTGAACAACAAAGAGATATGTTAGATAGACAAGACAAAGACAATTTCTATACTAATTTAGCTCAAGATATAGCTTCTAAAGGATTTGGATTACAAAATGTAGCTAAGAATATAAATAATATTTATGAAAGAAAACTTAAACAGACAGCTCTTAACTCACTATTTAATGATTATGAAGTAAATGCTCTTACAGGTGAAACTAAGAGAAAAGCTTTAGAAAATCTTGTAGCTAAAAATCCTAACTTATATAATAATATACCTAAAGAAAAAAGTAAAGATTTTTATGATAAACTTATAAAGTATAATTTAAGTGTGTTAGGAGATAAAATAGTAGATAGGTTCAATAATGAATATACTATAGAACAGATTCTAAATTTAAAATAATAAATAAAGTATGGCAAGAAATTTTAGAACAGCAACACCACAATATTTACAGGATTTTATATTTGAACCTGATTGGAAATATTTAGAATCTTCTCTAATAAAAAGACAAACTGATTTTGATAAAGTAGGTCAAATGGCAGAATTACTTGGGGGACAGCTTAAAACCCCATTTTTACCTTTTGATGAAGGTAAAGTAAGAAATGCTCAAGAGTATTACAATAATGAAATAGACTCTATCACAAATGATTTACAAAATAATAGAATAAATGAAAGAGAAGCACAAAAAAGAATAGGTATTCTATCAAGAAATTTACAAGATGATTTATCTACAGGAATATTAGGTGCTGTAGTAGGTAGATATAATAATTTTACATATTTAGATAAACTCAATGAGGAAAGCTTTAAGAAATCCCCTAGTGATGCTAATATGTTTAAGCAGTACTTCTATAATAAATTAGAAGAAGACACTTATGCAAATCCATATACATCTTTTAGTCCTACAAGAATGGTAAATCTACCACTTATGACGGATGATAGATATAGAAAAATCTATGAAAAAGCTGCTGCAAATCTTATAACTACTAAATCTCAAAATGGTAGATATATTGTAAAAATAGAAGATTTAGACCCTATTGAATTACAAAATGAGATATATAGAATATATATGAATGACCCAGAAGTACAAGCTTATCTTTCACAGCAAGGTATGTTAGGAGATAGGAGATATTTTAATGTAGATAGTAATGGAAATGTTAGCCTTAAACCTGTATATATTTATAAAGATAGAAATGGTAATGTTATATCTGAAGAAGAAGCTCAAAAGTTAAGACAAGCTTATCAAAACCTTTCTGAAAAAGAAAAACAAAAAACACCTTATCCTATTAGAGAAGAAATAAACCCTGATAATTTATTTATACAGACAGCAAATGGTTTAGGAGATGTTTATGGATTTAAAAAAACAACTTGGACTACTGATGATTTTGCTTTAGAAGATTTGAAATATCAACATGACTTAGGAAAAATAGCTGCACGAGCTAAATGGGCTATGGCAAGAGATAAAGCTAAACATAAATTAGAAAATCCAGAAGAAGAAAAACCCACTGAAAGTACTCAAGATGGTTTTACTAATGTAAACAATATGAATAGAACTTTAAAAGATGACCAAAAACTTTTATGGAATAGGTCTGGTTTATCTCAGAGTGATATTAGTAATTTACCAGAAGCAGAGCAAAATGCTTATTTAAGATATTTATCTTCTATAGAAAGTGCTAAAATACCTACTATAAATGATTTAGCTAAAAAAGATGGTTGGTTTAAAACAAATCTTAAAGACTTTAATAATGGCTCTAATTTTAATGTAGCAAATCGAATGATAACTACAATAAAAGATATTATAAAGAAAAATCCATCTATAGATTTAAATAATCCAGAAAATTTAAATAAGATTCTTTTTAAAGAATATGGTAATATGATACATATTACTGATAAACAAATGAAAGATGCTAATATGTTTGGTAATTCAGGAGTTTCTATTATTACAGACCAAGTAAATTCTACTTCTAAACCTTTTAGAAATGTAGATAAAGAAAATAGAAATAACCTTAAAATGCGTTTTATTAATGAAATAACAAGTAGGTATTTAGATAATATAAAACCTCAAATGGAAAAATATTATAAAGAATACTCTGAAACTACTAATAGTACTTCTGAAAATTATATAGCAGGACTTAGTGATAAAGGTCTTAAGACCGCTAAATCAATACTTAGTAGTGATATGAGTTTAACATCACCTCAAAGAGTATATATAGATGCTTCTACAGGTATACCTTTAACAGCAAAACAAGTAAATGAAATAAGTAGTAAAGGCTATAAAATTCCAGGTATGGTTGGTGCAACTAATTATGCTAATCAAGGTTTCTTTATAATAACAAATGATGGTAGAAGAATCATATCTTCTGCAAATAAAGAGGCTACTAATGATACTAATCCCACTGATAATTTAGATAATTATTATGCATCACACCCAGAAAACTTTTCAAATATAAACAACCCTGTTATACTTCAAGCTAAAAACTATGTAGTTAGAAGACTTGCTCAAAAATTCTCTGATTCTACACAAAAATATAACGAGAAAGACAGTAATGGTAATTCTTATGTAGTTAATAAAGTCTATGAAAGAATACCTATTGGCAATAGCTCTATACCATTTATAATAAAACAAAAAACAGATACTTCTGGAAATACTAATTATGAAATACTTTATAATAGTAAGAATGGTGGAGAAACAAGTATAACTGCAAGTAATTTTGGTAATAGCGTATCTAATAAAACAGCAACACAAGCTGCAGATTATATAAATAGTGCAAATAAGAGAGGTATTTCTACACTTGAAGAAGCAGGTTTAATTCTACAAGAGGTAATAAAAGGAACAAGATAAATAGTAAATAAATATAATATATAAATAATAATATAGTAAGAAACAATGGCAAAGAAAAAAATAAATAGAAGTAATACTTTTAAACCTATAGATGTTAGTAACTTATATACTGACCCCACAAGATTAACTCAAACAGAAGCATATTTAAATAAAAGTGGTTTTGAAAATAGGTATTATAAATTAGCTGCAAAAAAAGATTTAGACCCACACAATGCTCCAAGTAATATGGAAAAGTGGGGTTCTCAAAACCAAAGTTTTGGAAGTGGTCTTGCTAATTCTGTAGCAGGATTTGGCACACAAGCTTTAGCAGGTATATTAGATGGTATAGCTACTTTAGACCCTACAGGTTATAAAGATTTGTGGGAAGGTAAAGAAGTACAAATAAATTCTTTAAATGAAATTTCTAAAAAGCTTAGAAATTTTGCTAATGATAATTTACCTATATATAGTAGTGGTAAAACTTTATCACTTGATTTCTTAGGTAATACTGCAAGTACTATAGGATATAGTGTAGGTATGATGACACCATCTATGGCAATAGCTGCTTTAATTGGTGCTGCTTCTATGGGTACAGGAGTTGGTGCATCTACTTTAGTGGCACAGAGAGCCTTAAAAACTTTGAATGTACTTAACTCAGCAATATCTGGTGTAACAGAAGCTAAATTAAATGCTATAGAAACCTATGAAAATGCTATACAGCAATATAAAGAAGCTGGTTATTCTGATGAAGAAGTAGAAAAAATGGCAATATCTGCTGCTTCTAATGGTTTTAAAAGGGAAGTTTTACCACTTATTCTATTTAATTCTTTACAGTTTGGTATGTTCTTAAAAGCCTCTAAAATGGGTAAATTAGCTTCTGATGTAGATTTTGGTTATAGTGCTATGCCTGAATTATTACTTGAAAAAACTTTAGGTAAAATTAAAAGTCCTATAGCAAGAAAAGCTACTTCTGCTTTATCTGCTATTATACCTGAAGGTACAGAAGAAGGCATACAAACAGGTATATCAGGATACTCTATAAATGAACAATTAAGACTTAAGGGGGATTTAAGAACTCAGACAGATTCTGACGCAATATTTACAGATGATTTTATAGATTCTGCTATTATAGGTGGTTTATCTGGTTTAGCTTTTAAAGGTATGGCAAGTGGGTTTAATAAATTATCTACAGATAGAGACTCTAAAAAAGTTAGGGAAGATTTAGAACAACAATATGAACAGTTCTTTACTGATACAGGTACAAGAGCTGCTGATATGATTAATAACTTTAATGCTAAACAAAAAGCTTATAAAGAAGCAGACTTAAGATATAAAGAAAACCCCACTGCTGAAAACAGAATAAAATATGAAAAAGCTAAAGCTGAATTAGAACAAGCTCAAGTTAATACTGAATTAGAGGCTACTACAAGAGCTATAAGACTTGATAATATTATGGGTAGTGATAAAGCCTATAAAGCTCAAATAGAACAGTTAGAAAACATTCTAAGTATATTAAAAAGTGATAATATAGAAGCTTTACAGACTCTTGGTGTATTAGATGAGAATGGAAAAGAAGTACAAAAAGGTCAAAGAGAAGATTTAATACAATATTATGAAAAAGTTTTAGAAGACTCTATCAGAATAGGTAATAGACTAAATCAAGTAACAAATACAATTGTTAATGATTATGGTTTAGCTACAGAAATAGTTAGAGCTGAAGAAAGAGAAAGGGGCTTAACAAAATCCTATGAAGAAGCTGAAAAAAAGCTACAAGAATATTTAGATAGAAAAACAATAGAAAGACTATCTGATAAAGGACACAAACTTTTAAATATGAAGAGAGAACTTTTATATTTGGAAAGTTTAGAAAATCTAACCAAAGAACAAAAAAGAAGAAAAGAGGCTCTTTCAAAAAGTATATATGATTTAGAACAAGATGAAACTTATGAGGCTATTACAGAGGATGAAAAGATTATAAGGAGGTCTTTAAAAAATAATAAGACTTATATGAGTCTTAAAACTACTGCTGATGCTTTTTCTTCAGCATTAGAAGAAGCTACAAAATACTCTGAAAAAGTAAAATCTAAGGAATATCTTTTAAATAAAATAGAAGAAGCAAAGAAAGAAAAAGAAGCTAATAAAAAAGAAAAGAAAGAGAAAAAACTTAGAGATAAAGCTAAAAAGAAAAATGAAAAAACTAAGAATGAACAAAACTCTAAAGAAGATTTTAAAGATATAGAAAATACTTCATCTAATAATATTGATGATGAAGTTTCTCAAGATAATGCACAAGAATTAGGGACAAATGCTGTGATTAAACAAGAAGGTAATAATAAAGAAATTAAATCTAAACCTACTGAAAAGCCTACTGAAAATTCTACAGCTTTAAATAAAATTCTTTCTAAACATACATTACCTGTACAAAACTCTGATGAGGAAGTACAAAATTTTGGAGATTCACCAGATATTAATGATTTGAATTTTGAAAAAGGTTCTAAACAGCAAGAAATAAATCAAGAAGAACCACAATATAGCTTTACTCCAAGAGAGTTTAATCAATATACTGTAACTGAAGAAGAAAGAGTAGGTATAAAAGAGAATACTGAGTCTGAATTAAAATCTATAGAAAAAGCTAATAATGGTAGATTTGCTACTTTTGAGGATTTTATAGCTGCTCAAGTAAGACAGTTTGGAGAAGAAGCAGTGGAGAATAATTTTAATGGTTTAGTATATGCTTATCAATCTACAGGTAGAGAAATAGTAGATGCTAATGAAGTGTATAGAAAGTTTTTTAAGCCCTCTCAAGCTATGCAAGAGGTTATGTCTATACTACAGAAAGAACCTAATGAAGTAGCAAAAGAAATAGAACAACAAGAAAATAAAGATGAGCCTAAAGAAAAGAATAAAGTCTCTCAATTCAATAGTACTGAAACAAGACCTAAAGCTGCTTTTTTAGGTATACCTTATAAAATAGTTAGAGATGAAAATGGTAAACTTATAAAAGTAAATATATCTGAAGAATTAAACGAAAGCTCACAAATACCTAACCATTATGTATTAGACCCTAAATTAATACACGAGGGTACTGTATTAGAAGTTGCTATACCTGAAGATGTTAATGATATTCCTGTAACTCACTATTATGTAAATAAAAAGGGTTATTGGGAAAGAAAAACTATGTCTTTTGGACAATGGGTAAAACAAAATAAAGTAGAGGTAGGTTCTCAAGAATGGTATAATAAAGTTCCTATGGTTGCCATATTAAAAGGTGGTGATAAAGTTAAAGATAGGGCTTTCTTCTTACACGACACAGGTTGGTTTAATGAAACTAACATAGGTGGTAATACCAAAGAAGAAATTATGCAAAATATTATGGAAGGTGCTTCTAATATGGAAGAAGTAAGAACCAAAATTGCACAACAGCTTAAAGAAGGTACTACACCTCAAATAAGAGTTACAGAGAAGACTTTTGGACAATTCTTTAATAAAGCTAATAACCAGAATGGAGAAGCTGCTACAATGGCTCTAAAAGATGCTACAGGAGATACTATTCTACTCAAATCTACTACAGGTAGTAATTTAGTTGATTGTGATGGTATAACCCAACCTGTTAAGATAAAAGTTATTAATAGGAAGTCTTATCCTACTGCAGGATTATTAGAAGCAAGACCTATAAATATTTTAGCAGATGGTACTGTTGAATATGTTGTATTACCTACACTTAATCCTGATTTTACTAAGGGTGAAGCTTTAAGTAAGACTGCTTCTAATAATATGAAATTTGCTTTTATAGCTTCTAATTTAATAAACATAGAACAAGCTTTTAAAAAAGGTAAAATATCAAAATATAACTTTGAAATAGCCATAAAAGAAATTTCTTCTAAAACAGGGGTAACTTTAGAAAAAGCTTATGCTATTAAAGATGCTATATTAAAACTTAATAGTATAGATATTACAGATAATATAGGAGAGTATTTAAGTTTATTTAGTTTTGTAACTGATAAATTATCTACTTTTACAGATAGTTTATACAATGAAAAAATTCCTGAAGGTGCTGTGTTTATAAACTTTGAAAATAAAGTTCTTAAAATTTATAGAAAGGATGAGAAGACAAGACAGTATCTAAAAAATGTTACTGATAAAGCTAAAGCATTAGGTAATGCAGTAAATAGGTTAGGGAATTATATTACAGGTGTAAACTATAATGCAACAGGATTTAACAATAACTCTATAAAGAATATTATATATTTAACCTTAAAGCTTACTGAGAATGATAAGAAAGGAAACAATGTATTTAGTTATTCTAAATTTAATGCTTCTTATAAGTTTCTTGGTAAAAAAACACCTTTTATAGAAATAGATGAAAATGGTAACATTAATACTAATGAGGGTAAAGATGAAGTAGGTGCAGCAAAAGCTAAAAAAACTTATGATGATTTCTTAAAAGAAACAGTAAGAACTACAATAAAATCTTTTGAAATTAAAGATAATAAAGGCAATACTAAATGGATTACTGATATACAACCAAAAATAATTTTTGAAGTTTTAGATTCTGAAAAAGATAAGAAAGAAAAAAAAGAAGAAGAAAAAACAGGTAAATCTATTAGAGAAGCTTTTTCTCTTAAAAAGAATAGACCAGAAACTAAGGAAGAAACTAAAGTTAAATCAACTACTCAACAAGAGAAAGTAGAAGATAAAGTTGAAAGTGATACAATAAAAAGTCTTAAAGAAGAATTAGAAAAAGAAGGTAAGTTAAGTAAAGAAGAAATAGAAGAAATATTAAAAATAGCAGAGGAAGCAGAGCATTTAGATGATTATCTTGATGAAGATAATTATAGTTATTCAGTTAGAGAATTTACAGAAGAAGAAAATAAAGAGCTACAAGAATTAAATTCTAAAAAGATTTCTAAGTTGTCTCTTATAAAACAGAAAAAACTTGTAAATAATTTATTTAATAAAATTCTTAATTTTATAGATTTGACTTCACAAAAGAGTGTAGATTTTAAGACTATTGTTAGACAGCTATCTACTATATTAGAAGATACTATTGAGCCTATTATAAAGGAACTTGAGAATAAAATAAGAGTCTTAGAAACAAAAACTAATAATACTTCTACCAATACTCTTATTACTAAATTTAAAAGAGAAATAGAACAACTACAATCTATTTTAGATGAGAAGAATAAAATAGTTGGTAATGGTCTTGTATCTAAAAATAATCCAGAAGGTGTAAAGGGTGTTTTATTTAATAAGTTAGAAAGGTTTTTCTCTGAAGATTTAACTAAAAATATTGAAGAAACTGAAGATGTAGATATTGATAATATAGATACAGATGAAAAGACTTCTATTCTAAATACTGAAGAAGGTGGTTTTGGAGGTTCTGCTTTTACTAAGAATCACAAATTAAAATTCTCTGAAGCAACTAAGATATTCTTTAGTGGTATACCTAAAATAAATAAAAATACAGGACAGCCTATTACTACTTTTTATGGTTTAATAGAATACTACTCTATAGATGAAGCTGAAAGAGAGTTTATGGAAATATTAGCTTTTGCTGAATCTTCTGAAGAAAGTGTTATTAAAGCTCTTGAGGAGAAAATAAAAGAAAATAAAAAGCCTATCTATAAATATTTATTAGATAAATTTAAAAATACTACTCAAGATGTAAGAAACTCTATATTGTACAATATGGTTAAACAGCCTCTTGAAATGCAGTCTGTACTATATTCCACAGAAGGTAATACTACTAAAATGAGAGTTATAAATGCAAATAGTGGAAATTCTATAGTTAGTCTTAAATTAAGATGGGCTTCTAATTTTACAGAATCCCCAGCTTATAAACAAACAAAAACTGATAAGATTATAGATAAAAACTATCTACAGAATATATTAAATAAATTATTATATATCAGAGCAAACTTTAAATCAAAAGATGTATTTTCTGAATTTAAAGAAGTATTATATGATTTAGGTTTTGATTTAGAAGATAATATCTTAAAAGAATTGTATAGTAATAGTAATCCCACTTTACCTACTTTATTTGATAAAGATGGTTTATTTACTATATTTGAAGGTAACATTAGAAAGATATTAAATTTCCAAAATCCTCAAGATTTGAGTGTAAATAATAAAGAGAGTAATCCACAAGAAAACGCTAAGAAAGTTATTAATAAAATAGCTAAATATGTTAATACAGTTAATGGTAGCAACATATCTAAATCTTTTAGATTAGCAGGTAAAATAGTTCAAGGTACTACTCAAAGAACAGCTTTAGCTGAAACAATTCTTAGACTAAAAAATACTAGTTCAGAGTTATTTCAAAGTTTATTACAAATACCATATAGTAGTAATAACTATATTTTAGAATTATTACTTAATAATGAAGAGTTTAGAAGTTTGTATGATATGAGCTATACATCTCTACAAGTTTTAAAAGATGAATTAAGTGGTATAAATAACAATAAAAAAGTGGCTGAATTATCTATGTCTGATAGCTTAATAGCACAGCTTGCTTATTTTACACAAACTATAGTAGATTTAAAAAAGCCTTTTAGTAAATCTAATATAAATTCCTCTGAATTAAACTTTAGATTAGCTTATACTTATATTCCTACAATATCTGATAAAGATAAAATGGTATTGATACATAATCCTGTAATATCTTTGAGTAGTGAAAATATATCTTTTGATGAGCTAACACAACAATTAAGTTTAAATGATGATATATTAGAATTTATTACAAAACAGGTATATAATTCGGAATTTGATAGAATAGTTACAGCATTTAATAATAAAACCTACATTAAAAACTTTGATTTTGCTGCTACTTTATTCCTGAGCATACCTAAATTAAACTATATGGTAAACTCTAAAGGAGAAAGTATTCAAGATTTATTTCAAGCATATTATAATGATGAAGAAGCTATTAAAAAAATAAAAGCAGAATTTTTTAATATAGCTAAAAAGAGCATCAAAGAGTATATAGAAAGTGAAGTCAAGTCTAAAATAAATCTTGAAAATATGACAGGCTCTTTCTTTACAAGTGGCATATTACAAGAAGAGAAAGAAAATACTTACAGTTTAAATTTCATAGATGATTTTTATCTTAAGTCTAAAGCTGATAGCATACAGAATTTCAAAGGTATGAGTGTGTTTCAAAAATCTCAAGTAGTAGCTGCAGAATTTGTTCTAAGTCAAATACTTTCTCAACATAGTATATATCAATTATATGTTGGAGATTTAGCTAACTATGGTGTTAAATTTAATTCTAAGAAACATACAAAAATAAAAAATGGTGAGGAAGTAATAGACTACATAAGTTATTTAAAAGATGTTGGTACAAATGTTTTAAAACGTATGGCAGGTTGTGAAGCACCTGGTAATACTTTATCTAACTCTGATGGAGATAGTTATTTACATATAGCTGTACGAGATAGCGAATCTGAATCTGATTTATTAGTAGATTATATAAAACAAATTTATGGTGATAAATTAACAAAGGAACAGAAAACACTATTAGATGATTTTGAAAATCTTTTAAAAGAAATATCTAAATTAGAAGAGGAGTTAGATAATATAGATTCAGAATCAGACCAAGAGTGGTTTGATAAAAAGGAAGAATTAGAGGATAAAGAATATATTAAAGAAGGTCTTTTAGAAACACTAACTGATACATTCCCTGATATAGAAGCCTATGCAAATCTTACAAGAACAGATGCACAAGAATACACAACTTGGCAAGAACACTTAGACAATATTTTTAGACAAGGTAGACTAAATAAAGAAGAAGTTTCTAAATTTAAAGAAATACAATCTAAACTTGAAAGAGGAGAAGATTTATCTAATGAAGAAGTATCTATGGTATTACAGCCTATAAAGAGTGTATATGCAGGTACAAATGTTTATGGTACTGAACAACCACTTTTTAATAGATTTGTATATATAAAATCTTCCTCTATACCTTTGTTACCACAAGTTACAAGAGGTCTAAAAATAGATAAGGCAAGACAAGTTATGGAAGAACTTCAAAAAGTAAGGTTTAATAATAAAACAGGTAAGCCTTATATGGTTAGAATGTCTTATCAATCTGCCAATAAGATTGGTGCTAAAAATACATATTTGGATATGGATGATTTGTATTACAGACCTTTTGAGGAACTTTATAATAATGGTGATGGTATTTTAGCTCAAGCTATAACTGAATTAGATAGAAATTTCTTTAGAGTACAATTAGATGTACCCCATAAAACAGATAAGAACTTAAAGTTAAATAAAGAAGATAGTATAACTTTAGGGTCTCAAATGTGGAAAGTCTTAATGTCTAATGGTATAAATAAAATAAAAAGTAGAATATTCCCAAATATTTTTGATACAAGTATTTTGGAAGAACTCAATAATAATCTTATTGAGAATGATTTAGAACCTATTGAAATATCTGATAAATTAAGTGGTGAAGATTTAGATAAAATAAAAACCTTTGTAGAAAGTAAATATGTAGACCACGTAAAACAACTTTTATATAAAGATTTATATCTCAATGAAAAAGGTGAAATACAAGATTTAAATGAAACTACTAAAAGGTTACAGAAGATTTTAAAAGAAGAAACTACAATTAGACAGTATAGTGAGAATGTTATAGATGCTTTAGAATTAATAGATAATGAAGATGGTACTAAATCTTTTAAAGTACCTTTATGGTTATCCTCTGGTAGTGATAAATTTGAAGCTCTGCTTCAAGCTATTATATCTAATAGGCTAATTACTTGGTTTTTGCCAGGAAATAGTTATGTAGTAGGTTCTTCTGAAGGATTTACTTTTGATAAAAAAACTATTGATGATTTAGATAATAAAACTAAGTCTCGTATAGTTTGGGTAGATAAAGATTTTGATGGTACACTAAAAGCTACAAGATTAGAAAATGGAGAATTAAAAGAGTCAGAAGTATTGCTTAAACCCCACTTTAGAATCAATTTTAAGGACTCTGATGGAACTTTAAAAACTAAATTGGTAGATTTATTATCTGATGAATATTCTTACTATGATGAGGCTACAAATAGGAGATATTTAAAAACTATAAAAGATAAAGATGGTAATGAAATACCTATTATAGAAAAAGAGTTATTAACTCACTTCTCTTTTAGAACTCCAACATCTTCACATCAATCTGGAGCTATACTTAAGGTTGTAGGCTTTTTACCACCTGAAGTAGGTGATTTAATGGTAGTACCTGCAGAACACACAGCACAATTAGGTGAAGACTATGATATAGATAAGAGAAATGTTTACAACTCTAATTATATTGTAGATAGAAAAACAGGTAAAATAAGTAAACTCACTACCCAAGCTTTGAAGAATAAAGCTAACACTATAGTCTTATCAAATGAAGATATAAAATCTTTAAAACAAGATTTATATGTTCTTTATAAAGAAAATAAAATTCAGAAAGATTTACTTAGCTCTTTATTTAAAGGTGAAGATATAGACCTAGATAATTTAGAAGAAGACTTTAAAGATGAGATAATAGAAGCCTTAAATAGTGGAGATAAAAGGACTTTAAAAGAGACAATACAAAGATTTCATAGAGAATTAAAAGAAAAAGACCAATACTTTAAAGAAGATATTCAATCTGATATAGATAATTTATATGAAACTTTGTTTGAGAAAATATTTGAAAATCTACTCAAGAGAAATAAGAAGAAACTATTAGAGAACTCTATAATAGATGTATATAAATCTGTATTTAGTAGTAATAGTCCTGAAGTTCAAAATATTATAAGTAAAGTTTTATCTTTTGAAAAAGCTTCGGAAGTTGTAGAAGTTATAAAGGTAGCTTCAAATAATGAGAATAACCAATCCTCTAATAATTTTAGTATTTATTCTGATGATTATCAAAGACAACAAATGAAATTAGGTAGAGATGGTCAATTAGGTGTAGCTATATATTCAAGTTTAATTACTTTACACGCTCAACTAAACAGACTAAAAAAACCTTGTCTTATAAAGAATAGTGTAATGACTATAGGTAATTACACTTCAAAAGGATATTTAGGTTTAAATAAAACTTTAGATGGTACAAGACTTATTTCTGATGTGTTATCAGAATTACAAAACTCTGCTGTAGATAATATCAAAGCTATGGTTATGGGTTTTAGAAATGAAAATGAACACACTATGAATGTGTTTGGTATGATGGCTTTAAGAGGTTTTGACTTAGCTCCATTCTTTTCTGCTACTTTAAAGAATGGACAAATTGTAACCTTTAATAATCAGAAAGAATTAGACGTATTTATAAATAGAGAAGATATAAAAGATGAAGTTGTGAGTACTACTCACGATATACATTACCCTTCTTTATTTTTGTCTCAACCTATATTAAAAAAATATTCTGAGTTAAAAGACTTAGCTTCTTCTGAAATAGGGGTAAAACAATCTGAAGATAAAATTTTAAAGCAACTATTGGAAGAATACACAGATTTTGGAAGTGTAGAAGCTTTAAAAAGAGCTGATTTTAGTAGTGTAAATAAAGAACTTACCCCTGAAAACTTACTTCAAAGTATAAAAAGTGGTAATAATACACATAATTTTAGAGAAATACAAACAGCTATATTGAAATTATTTATACAATTAAAAGAAGAATCTGAATATCTTTTAGAATATCAAAGAATGATAAATCTATCTTCTACAAAACTTGGTATCTCTTATTATGATGTATTAAGTAGACTAGAAGTATTGGAAAAATTAGCTAATAATGAAAAGATTACAGGTCTACAGGAATTAGTTGGTGTCTTTACTGATATGAATGATAAACCACAAGATTTTGTAGAGTTTGATAACTTTAGTGTAAAACCTACAACACCTGAAGGAGTTGTGTTAGTAAATTCTCTTAAATTAGCTAAAGATATAATGAGTAGTTTCTTCCCTTATGATAGTGATGTAATTAGTACTATAACAGATACAATAATAAAATATACTAAAGCATCAAAAGATGATATTACAGAGTTTGATAAAAAGAGATTACAGAAAAAAATATTACAAGAATTTAGAAACTATATAAATAGTTTTCCAGAATCTCAATTATTTACAGGTGATATTAAAGCTAATAGGTTTCATCTATTCTTTGATTATATTACAGATAAAACAAAAAGTTTATCTTTAGGTACTTTTATTAAAGAGTTAAAAAAGGGTGGAAATCCTATATTTAATCAAAATTTATTCTTAAAAAGTTTGGAAATTAATGGTTCTACATCTTCTGTTAAACCTGTACTTATGAGGTCTGTAATAGATGAATCTGCGATATTTGAGTCTAACGATATTTATGAAGACTTCTTACAACTCTTACAAGATGATGTAACTGTTTTAGGAGAGTGGAAAGGAATACAAATTACACCTAAAAGACTTGCTCAATTCTTAGCTACATACTCTTTATTATCTAATGAAGAAGGTGGAGTATATGGGTTTAGAAAAGCTATATATTTAGGTTATTTGGATATTTTAGGTTTTAATGAGTTCCTAAGGAGTATAGATACAGATGTTAAGTCTATGGATATTGAGACTATAGAAAAGTATATCAATTTTATACCTCAATTTTTTCAACATAATCCTCAAGAAGCTTTTCAAATAAATGCTAATGATTTAGAAAATTTTATGTTTAGTCAAGTAAATTCTAAAGCACAAGTTTTTTTAAATAAACAAGGTTTTGTAATTAAAGAAAAGCTACGTAATTTTGTTCATAACTTGGAGAGTTTCTCTGTAAATTATGAACAAGACAATAAAAGGGTAATACCTAAAATTGTTGCTTTTAGAGATAAAACAGAAAGTAACGATAAAAAGTATAGATTATTTATATTTAATCCTAAAACCTCTTTATATGAAAGAGTTAATTTATTAGGTGCAACAGGTTATTCTGAATATGATGAAACCAATTCTCTACCATACTCTAATATCTATAAAAATTCAGATAGGATTTATAACAATGAGGATAAATTTACAATTAGCAGAAATGTATCTGTAGAAGAAACTCATATATTTGACTCTATGAAAGACTTGATAGAAAGTAGGGACAATACTATAAAAGCCATAGATTTAGCCCATAACTTCAAAACACCAGAATTTAAAAGTATAGCAGAAGATTTAGGTTTCTTTATAGATGACTCTGTAGAAATAAAAATAGAAGAATTAGAAACAAGTCCTGGTGTATATTTAAAAACAGGTGTGTATGATAATTCAACAAACACTATCTATATTTCTCCTAATATCTATAATAATCTCTTAGAGCAATTCCCTAATAGGGATATAAATAAACTTGTAGAAGAAGTGGTTTTGGAAGAATTTGTTCACTCTATTGTAAACAATGCTTTAAGAAGGTATGGTACTATGAATGATAATGGAGTGTTTACCCTTAATTCTGATGCTCCTGTAGCACTGATTAGATTAATGAAGTTGTATGAAAATGTTTTACAAAATGCAGAAGATACAAATCAATACTATCTAAAAGATATTTATGAATTTGTAGCAGGTGTATTTGTAGATGAAAACTTTAGAAGCTATTTAGATACTGTTAAAACTAAAAATGGTAAAACACTTTTGGATACTTTCAAGAGTCTAATAGCTAAAATAATAAGTTATATAACAACAGGTAGTTATTCTTCAGAAGTAAAAAGAGCTGTAGAAGATTTCTTACACGAAGATTTCAGAAATCAAAATTATACTCAAGAAGTGGAAGAAGTTTCTACTAAAAAACCTATAGAACCTATAGAAACCACTGAAGAAAAACCTTTAATTCCTTCTTTGGAAGCTAAAGATAAAATTACTGCTGATACTATAGAAACTAAAGAAAAAACTTCAAAAGTAGACTATACTACAGATATTATAGATTTAAGAGATGTAAATACTTTTACTAAAAAGGATGTAGACAGAATCCCTGAAGCTTTTAATAATGGTAAAATATTAATATTTCCTACTTTGGATAAAATAAATACTATAGAGAATGCTACTAATAAAATATTTTTAGAAGCTACTATTGATGAGTTTTTAAACACTTATCCTAAAGAACAAATAGATATTATAGAAAGTGAAGATAAAATAGTTATTAGAAAAAAACAAGAACCTGAGACAGAAAATAATACAGATTCAAAAGGTTTTGATAATCTAAGTTTCTCTAAAAGAGAGTTAGAAAGTCAATATAAAGAAGTAAATGTTTTAGATATAGCTTATAATTGGTTAGAAGGTCTTGGACTTATAAGAAAAGATAAAAACAGTTCATACTACAGATTAGATTGGTCTAAGAAAAAAGGTTATAACTCACCTATAGAGATGAAAAGGGATTTACAGAGAAGAATAGAAAGTATAAATAATGATTTATATAATAAATATGGAATAATTATTAACGCTAAAGGAAATCTCTTTGATATAGAATTTCATAGATACTTTGACAAGCCTCAAGATGATTATAGGAATGAAATGACCAGATTAAAGAATAGGGGTTATTTTAGACTAAAAGTAAATATAGACTACTATAATGAGTTTAATAAAAAATATAATGAAGTAAGGAGAGAACAATTTAATAAAGAACAAAGAAAAGCTAAAATACAGAAAGAATTAGAAGAAATTAAAAAGAATCCAATACAAGGAACTTTAAATTTTGAAGATAGTGGTACAGATGTAACAATAAATAATTGCGAATAAAGGATTACTTTTGTATTCTATTACAAATTAAATAATATAATAATATGGCTTGTAAAATAGATAAAAGAGATGTAGAGACTGCTTTAAGAGTAGAAATTATGAATAAGTATAAAGATGCTATGCCCACTAATTTTGGGCATAGTGTCTCACTTATAAGAAATAAAAATTTTAATTATAGAGAGTTTGAGAGTTTTATTTCTTCGTTAAATAAAAAATACGGTGAAGCTACTTTTGGTAAAGCTTTGGATATTAAACAAAGTGAAAACACTATAACTGTTGATTTTAATGTTTCAGAAAAACTTGTAAATAATATCCAGAATAATAATATTAAAAATAGTTTTAATCAAAAGAGAGACTTTAGTTTTTCAATATTTGAAAATACAGAAACTAAGCCTGAAACAGATAATTTTGTAGAATTTATAAGATACCAAAAACAAATTATAGAAAGAAACAAAATTCTTATTCAGGAGTATAAAAGTAAAATTAAAAGAAAAGAGGGTAATAAAGATTCTCTAAATAAGAAAATTAGAGAACTATATATGGACATAAATAGTAGAGAAGAAACACTATCTAATTTAGAAAAAAATAGTGAGGAGAATCTTTTTAAAGCTTTGTTTGAAGAAATAGACCAAATAAGTAAAGCTATTGATAATGTTAGTGATATAGAAAATATTAAGCAGAGATTAGAGTTTATATATAAATTTGTAAAAGGTGTATCAATGGATAATACTTCCAATGAACCTATTATTAAAACCTTTATTTTAGAGAATGCAGAATATCCTAATCTTAATCTACAATTAGATAACTTAGTAAGAAAATATAATGATAGCTTAGAAGCTCTGGCTTATAAAATTATTTCTGATGATATTACTTTTTATAATAATGTTTTATCTCGTGAAGATGAATTTACAGAAGAACAAATAAAAGGTTTATTTCACGCAACTTCAGATATTAATGCTTTAGAGAAAGCTTTATTAGGTTTGAGTCAAGCAAGTACTAATGATACTGTAATACCCTCTATAATACAATCTTATTTAAATACACATTCAACAAAAAGAAATAGTGAAGTAAAAAAATATTCAGATAGACTAAGAGAGTTAATAGATAAAATAGATTCAAAAGATTTTAGTTTTATATTTGAGAGAAATGAAAGAGGCAATCTAACAGGTAATTTAATTGATATTCATACTGAAAAATATAGAAAAGTTTTAAAAAGATACTATGATATAAACAATGAAATAATCTCAAATGAAGCTAAATATAAAAAGAAACTATCTTGGATAAAACAAAATGTACATATTATAGACTTTAGAAAGATAAGTCAAGTACAAGAAATATATAAAGACCTTTATCCTGAAGAATATACATTTACTGAAGAAGAAACAAAAAAATATGAACAGTTTTTAAAAGATTTATTAGGAGACTTTTATCAAGAAGAAATAGAAAAAGTTCTTGAAACATTAGAATCTTTTGAAACAATTAAAAATAATAGAGAAGAAGTTAATACTAAAGATTTTGATAGATATATAGCTCAAAATAACCCCTATTTATTTATAAAACAATTTGGTACTGCAGAAGAAAATGATACAGTATCTTTTAAAAATTCTTCAGGTGATATAGAAGAAGTTTGGAGTAAAATAAATTATATAAGGTTTGTTCCTAAAAAAGAAGTTCTTAGTCCTAATGAATACACAGGAGAATTTGAAAAAGTAAGTACAGGGTATTATAATTCAGAGTTTGAAAAAAACATTCTTAGTGATATAAATAAGTTTAACTATTGGAAACTATTAAAAGAGATATATACAGAGTATATAAACCCAACTTATAATATCAATTCATATAATGATATGTCTTACGCTAAGATAGAAAAGAGTTTTTTGGAAGAACTAAAAGAACAACAGAACTTAGCATTAAAAGGTGGAAAGACAGTTAAAAAAGCTATGTACTCTTTCAAATCTATATTTTATGAAAGAGGTTTTCAAAGTGATTTAATTGGTATAAGAAAAAACTACCAAGATAATTTTAAAAAACAAGTAGTTTATTTGTCTAAAATATATCAAAGTAAGTCTCTTGAAGAACTAATATCTTTAGCAAAAAAAGAGGGTATAAATATCTCTGGTTTATCTGATAAAAAAGATATTATAAAAGAGATTGCTACAGCTAAAGTTATAACTAATTATTCTATGGATATAAATAGTATAACAGGAGCTTTATTGGATATGGCAGCTTTACATAAAGCAAGACAAGATACAGCTCCTATAGCAAGAGTATTAGCTGAAGCACATAAATTAAATGACCCAAACAGAAAAAACAGTATTGAGAGAGTAAATAAGTGGATAGACAGGGTTATATATAACTACACTGAATTTGAAAGAGGTAGTGAATCTTTAGCAGGTAGGGACTTTAAAATAAGTAAACAGGGTTGGTTTAAAACTTTAATAGAGAAAGTAGTAAATGTCCCTTTTATAAAATCTATAATATCAAGTAAATTTCTAAAGCTATTAGATGATAGTGAAAAAGAAATGTTTAAGTTATTGTTAGATATAAAAAATAAAGGGTATAAAAATTCAGAGAAATATACTGTAAGAGATGAAAAAGATAACCTTATGTATATAAAAGCAGGTAACTCTTATTTTGTACAGTCAGGACAACATATCACTGCTATAACAGAAGAACAGTTTGACAAAGCTTTCCAAAATGATATACAAGATAAAATAGATGCTTTAGGAGTAGATTTAAATGCAGCAGGACTTATTCAAGGTATGCTAAAACTAATTATCTTTAAGGGTCTGGGATTAGCTCCTATAGCAGGTATTTTTAATAGAATAGAGGGCTTTAACTCAAGTTATATAATGGATGCTACAGGTAATTATTGGACTACAGGAAACTTTGAAAGAGCAAATAGTTTTATGGCTTTTTATAATTCCTTAAAAATATCGCCTGAAAGAATGTCTTCTTTAGATTTAAAGAGGTTTAAAGAGCTAAAGAAATTTAGAATCCTTCTAAATAGTATGGCTATTATTCAAGATAGAAAAAATGAATTACAAAGAAATGCCTCTTTTTCTAAGTTTAACACTGAAACTCTAAACCCTTTTCAATTTGCTGTAGAATTACCTGAAACACACAATCAGGGTGCTATATTATTGTGCATATTAATGGATGCTGAAATAAAAGATAAAAATGGTAATACACACAAAATATTTGATAAAGACAAATTGGAGTTTACTATTTATGATGAAGCAGATAAGAAACTATTTTTAAAGGAAGAGTTTAGAACAGAAGAAAATATAGCTAATTGGGAAAATTTTGAAGTAGATTTGGAAAACCTAAAAAATAATTCTTATTTACTTACTAAAAATAAAGCTAAACAAGCTATTTCAAGGTCTCAAGGTAACTATGATAACTTAGATGTAATAAATATAACAAGTTCTTTATGGGGTAGAGTAATATCTCTATTCTTAAAATGGATGCCTGAACACTTTATGCAAAGGTTTTCAGGAGGATATAATTTTAATATATGGACAGGAGAACAAGGTGCTAAAGGTAGATATAGAGAAATATGGGGAAATAAAGGTAATCTAACTTTCTTTGCTATTATGAAAGTACTATTAAAATTTGGTTTAACTCCATTCTCTACAGGGTTATCTTTAGGTGTAACAGGTCTTGTATCAGTTATGGGTTTATATAAAATAGTTAAAGGAAGAAAAGGTTTAGAAACTCAAGCTACTTTAGTACAAGATTTAGCTAACTTTTTACAAACTATGGTAATACAAACTTTAAATTATCCACTTACTCTATTTAGGTCTAAATATGCTATAAACTCCTTTAAAATATCAGAGAAAATATATGGTAAAAATTATAATGCAAGAGAAGTACAAGCTATGGCTGCTTTATGTAGAGAATTAGCTGTACAAATAGCTTGGTTAGTTGTTATAGCTTTAATTAAAAAACTATTCTGGAAAGATAAAGATGATGAAGAATATGATGAAAATGAGAGACAGCTTCAAAACTTTTTAGATAATCAGGCAAGTAGAATTATTTCTACTTTAGATAATTATTCTAATCCTGTGGCTTTAATAACAGATTTACAAAGGAATAGTTTATTAAGAGAATTAACTAATATTCAAAAATTTGCTTCTGCAATAATAGAAAATAAAGATAAAAAAGATATTGAAAAAGCTGGTATGAAAGTTGTTCCTTTACCTAAATTATTAATTGAAGGTACTGATATTTTCAGAGATGAAAAAGAATTTGACACAAATTGGGTAGATGAAAAAATGAAAGATGTAGCTACTGATGGAGAATATAGTGCTAAGAAAGAACTTAAAAAATTAAGACAAGAAAAGACACTTGAAATAATTAAGAACTTAGAAGAAAAAGGTTTAGAAGGTGAGGCTTTTGATAAAGAATTTAAGAAAGAAAAGAGAAGGTATCTTTTAAAGAGAAAAAAAGGTGAGACTTACAAGTCTGTTATAGAAAGAATGAAAAATGGTGAAACAAATAAAATAAGAGAAGATAAACCTAAATCAAAGAAGAGAAAACCAAGAAAAAACAAAAAGAAAACCAATAGGGAAAATAATACGAAAGAAAAGAAAGAAAAAGAATAATAAGGTCTAAATAAAAAAGAAAAGTAGTGAGGTTTATTTCCTCACTACTTTTTATTATATGTATTTCTAAAACTTATTAGTTAAGAAACCCCATATTCTAACAAAAATATTTTTTCTTTTAGGTTTATAATCTTCTTTATTGCATCCAGCATATTCATATATACCTATATCGTATATATATTGAGCAGCTATTTGATTTAAAGACTTACCATAAAAGTTAGCTTTTATTTTCTTTAAATACCAAATCATATCTGCTAAAGGTATTAAAATACAATTAGATGTTACAGTATCATCTTCTGTATAAAGATATTGAAAGAGGCTTAATTTAAATTTTATAGGAACAACTCTACTTGGTACTCCATTTACTTTTTCCAGATAAGATTTATCTTTTCTACCATATAATTCTATATAGCTCTTAAAAAGTTCATTATTAGGAACACAATAATCTTCAGGAATTAGAAAAGCTCTATCCATAAGTTTGTAGTAACCTTTTTTAGCTACAAATGTTTTATCTGTTTCTCTAAAACTTATAAGCTCTACATTTTTTGCTTTCTTCCCATCTTTATATAAAGGTTGTATAACACTTACTGTTACTACTTGTAAACCTTTACACCTATAACCCCTTACTTCATTATCAAAATCTTTCATATTTAAAATTCTATTATGTTATAATTTAAACTAATTCCAATACTTGGTCTAATCTTTATATCTGAATTTAATCCACACCCAATATAAAAACCTAATCCAAATTTTTTATCATCAGGTAAAGTTTTTCTATATGTTTTTAGTGTGTTTACTTTAGCGTAAGGATTATTATTTTTGACCTCTACAAAGCTTTTTTTAGTCTTACTATCCTTTCCTATTATAATTTCATAATCATTCAACACAGAGGCTCTAAATAGGCTTTTTCCCATATTAAAACCAAATGTTGCATCTATCCATTTATCTTTTATAGAATCTAATAGTACAGATTGAGAAAATACAATAGTATCCTTAGATAAAGTAATATCTTTTTCTTTGTAAATATATATACTATCTTTAATTATAGTTACAGAACCACCTCTATTAATTTCTTTCTTATATTTAGAAACTAAATTTTGTAATCTATTTATAATACTGTCTTTACTTTTTATTTCTAAGAAAAGTTTTTCATTATCAGTTTCTATTACAGAAGTTTTAGAATATAAATTATTATACTTATCTCTATAATAAGTAATACTATCTTCCAAATTAACATTATTGTTATAACTATAGTTTCTTTTAAAAAGTATATCTGATAGAATTATAATAGCCCCTGTAAATACAAGAACTATGAATAAAAGGGGTAAAATTGCAATAGCTTTTTTTAAAATACTCTTCATATTATGTCTATTATTTTATTGTCTTTTGAAATTATCATAAGAGAGAATTTAATATCATATTCTTCTACAATTAAATCTATAAGATTAGGTACAAAAGTTAGATATACAGGAAATGCTTGAGAAAAAACTTTATAGTCTAAAGGTTTTACACCTTTCTCATTGCAAAGCTCTGTATAAAATATAAAACATATTTGTACAAAGTTACCACTTTTTCTTAGTTTAATATATTCTTCTCTATTCATAATTATATACCTGTAGAACCAAAACCACCACTATTTCTTTCTGTGCTACCTAAACATATTACATTATCCCATTGTATCTTTTCAACAGGGCATAATACCAATTGAGCTATTCTATCCCCATTATTGATAGTGAATTTCTGTGTACCTAAGTTTATTAAGATAATACCTATTTCACCTCTGTAATCACTATCTATAGTACCTGGAGAGTTTAAAACTATTATACCAGATTTTGCAGCTAAACCACTTCTTGACCTAACTTGTATTTCATAACCTTTAGGTATTTCTACAAAATAGCCTGTAGGAATAACTTTTACTTCAAAAACCCCTAATTCAACAGGTTCTTTTAAATTGGCTTTTACATCCAAACCAGAAGCCCCAACACTTTCATATTGGGGCAATTGGTTAGATGAAGTATTTACAATTTTTACTTCAATCATTTTAATTTGTTATTTATTTGAATTTTATTTTAATTGCATTTTGAATAACCACAGTCTTTACATACGGAACAACCAGATTCAAATACAAAATTTGTAGAATTACAGTTAGGACAATTTGAAGTAGATTGTTCTCCTTCAGGTATATATTTCTTTAAAAATCTTGCTAATACCTTTGTAAAAGAATAAATCTCACCTTCACATTTATTTAATTGCTCAACTATAAACTTAATATTTGCTCCGTGCCTAAGACTTGTGGAAATTAATCTTGTAATAGCAGCTTGTTCATCTGTCATATAGTAAGATATATTAATAGGAACAATTTTATTTTCACTATCCGTAAATATAAAATCTCCCCCACCTTTCTTAGTTATGTAACCACTACAAGTTTCTTTTATTGTATCATCATTACTAATAAATACTTCATAAGGTTTACCTTGTAGTAAACCTATGTAAATATTAGCCTCTTGTTTCTTTATTTTAGTGTGATAAACATCACAGTTTAGTGTTTTAGGTCTTTTTATAGCATCTTTTTGCTCAAAAACTTTTTCTTTAGGTTTTTCAGCTTTTACTAAAACACCACTTCTTGAACCTTCTCTATATACAGTTATACCTTTACAACCTGTCTCCCAAGCCTTTAAGAATATATCTGATATTTGTTCTTTAGTAGTATTTTCTGGTAAATTTACAGTACTTGAAATACTGTGAGTAGTATATTCTTGTACAAGACCTTGTAATTTAACCCTATCTTCCCAATTTAAATCTTCTGCACTACATTGATAATATGGAGACATTTTATAAAATCTCTCAATATCTTCTACAGTTAGACAGTTTATATCTTGAGTAAAATTAGATTTTATATATTCTTTTAGTTTAGGATGTATAACTAAGTGTTCTGTATATCCTATACCTAAATTATCTACAAAATCTGGCTTTATGGAGCTATCTGATATTTTCTTTCTCCTTATATAATAAGGTTTAAATAAAGGTTCTATACCAGATGTAGTCTGAGTTAGTATAGAAACACTTCCTGTAGGACTTACTGTACTCCAAGATAAGTTTCTTCTACCAAATTTTATCATTCTATTTACTTCCTCTGGATGTTCGTATAATAGGAATTTATAGAAATTATTAGTAGGTTTGGTATATTCTTCTCCATACTCTAATTTAGCATCAAAGCCTTTAAAAGAGCCTCTTAATATAGATAAATCTATGGTACAACAAAACTCTGCATAAAGTTTAGTTTTCATTATTCTCTCTATCTCATTTAGGGATTCTTGAGAACCATATTTTAATCCTAAAGCAGCTAAAGTATCACCTAAACCTGTAAAGCCTAAACCAACTCTTCTACTTGATAAACCTATCTCTTTAATTTTTTCCCAAAGAGCCTTTTCATTAGGAGTTTTATCATCTAGCTTATCTATAATTCTTTGTACATATTCAGCTTCTAAATCAACTAAATCATCACAAAGTATTGTGGATAAATAAGTAACATTATAAAATTTCCTAATATCAAAATAAGCTTTCTCTGTAAAGGGATTTACAATAAAATTATATAAATTCATTACCATTAGTCTACAACTATCTAATTCAGATAGAGTAATTTCACTACAAGGATTAGTACCCTCTGGTTTATATTGTGGATATATACCATCAGGACTATTGTTTATGATATTATCCCAAAATAAGACACCTGGTTCAGCAGATTTATGAGCAGCTTCTACAAGAGTATTCCAAATTTCTTTAGCTTTTACTCTCTTTACATAGATATTACCACTAAAATTATATAGTTTATTATATTCTAAATCATCTAAATATAAATCATCTAAATTTGTATCACAAGGAAATCTTAAATAATAATCAGAATCTTCTTTTACACATTTAAGAAACTCATCTGTTATCTTTACAGAAAGATTAGCATTAGTTACTTTAGTTAAATCTTCTTTTATTTTAATAAAATCTAAAATATCAGGGTGATTTACTTCCATAGTAACCATTATAGCCATTCTTCTATTATTTTGTCCTATAATTTTACCAACTGTATCTACTAAGTTTAAAAATTCTACAGCTCCAGAAGACTCTTTAGCAGAATTATGAATAGCAGCACCTTTTGGTCTTAATCCAGATAAATCTGTAGCAGTACCACCACGTCTTTTACCTATTTCTGCCATCATTCTAACCACATTAAATATGTCTTCCACATTATCTTCCATAGTTTTACAGAAGAAACAATTAGATAGACTTGATTTATTATCAGTACCTAATGTAGACATTATAGAACCTTGTGGTATTATATAATGAAAGTTTTTAAACTGTTGATATATAAGATGAGTTATAGCTTTATAAACACTTTCTTCATCTAAAGCATCAATTGAATTGAGATAACATTTAATATATTCTCTACCATAAGGTGATAATTTATCTAATTTATCTATCACATTATCTTTAAAATATTGTAGTACATATTTTGTTTCTATTCTGGCAAATTCTTGAGCCATTCTAATGTGCATATCATCAGGCGTTTCATCACCATTTTGATATTTACTTTTAAATACTTGTGTAGCTAATTCATCATTACCGAAATATTTTAAAATTTTATCTTCAGTCTTTATATCTTCCATACATATTTGAATTTTTAAAATTATTATCTTCTCTTATTAATTTATCCATTGATAGAGCTAAACTTTTTATATCTGGGTGTGCAGAAGAATGTGTTCTTAAAGGTATTACACCTTTATTTTTCAAAGGGTTACCTAAAAAATCTTCCATAAAACCTGATATATAAATATCAGTTTTGAAACACAAAGGTAGTATATCTCTAATCTCTTGTGGTCTTGCTTTTTTCTTTAGAAGAATTTTAAAGTTCTCTTCTATACAACATAGTGAATATAAGAACATTTCATCTTTTAATTCATCATTTGTTATATCAAACATTTTATAAACATCTTCACAAGTGTATTCACCTTCTGGTGCATTACACCAAAAAGGTTTTATAAAGACTAAATTATCTACATATTTAGTAAATCTTGTAGATTCTTGTGTAAAGCTTAAAACTCTGTGTCTTAGAAATTCTGTAGCTATAGCTCTTGCACATTGTACTTTAAAAGTTACTCTAAGATGATGATTTGGTGTTGGTAAAGTCATATAATTTAAATCATTTAACCAATCATTATCTACAAGAACTCTATAATTAGTAGTTACAAAAGCTATACCATCTTTATTTACAAAATATTTAGAAAAAGGATTATTAATATATTTATTCCAAATATTTGTATTCTTAAAAGTTAAATACACTACAGCGTGTTCCAAAGAGCTTGTATGAGACTTATTTAAAAGACTTTTCATAAAACTTTTATAAGAATCTTCTGTAATTTTATCTTCAGATTTATAACAAACCCTTGTTATTAATTCTAAGAACTTATACATCTCATCTTCTGAAGTAAAGTTAGTAGGTATTTTTTCTATACTTTGTTTCTTAAATATCATTTGTTTTTATAATTAAAAATTTCGTCTTGATGTCTTATAGGATAATCTAATTCCTTACCTATATAATCTTCTTTAATTAGGTTAGTACCAAAATCTTTGTTTACTATATTTACAAAGGTCTGTATATATTCAGGGTTTTTAGTAAGTATATCTACAGTATTTTTTAATCTATTATTTATCATACTCTCTACTTTCTTATCAGTGATTTGTACAGGTTTAAAATAAGTATTTATCTCATTATAAGAAAACATATTACTATAATGTCCATATATAAAATCACTAAATTGATAAACTGTTAGTGGTAATTTTAAAACTAACATTTGTTTTTCCCCTAAATTTTGGTCTTTATAAATATAATCTTTAACATAATATTTTTGGTATCTAACCCAATTCAAGAAGGTATTAAAATTATCTCTATAAGTTTTATAATCAATATTAGAACCTAAAGGTGGTTCTGTATCAAATAAAATGAAAATATTATTAATAGTACTTTCATTTAAAATATCGTCCCCTATTCCAACACCTAATTTAAAAAATCTTTTTAGGTGTTCTACTAATTCCTCACCATAACATTTTAATGTTGGGTAAAGATATTTGTATGTTCTATTCTCATAAATAGCATTTTTTTTAATTTCCAATTCTTATATAGTAATTAAAATTATTACTATACACCTTCCCAATCTAAAAGAAATTCCCCATTATTTTCTATTACATCAAGAGGTGTATTAAAACCATTCTCTATGTAATATTTATATTCTTTTAATAACCTCTCTATACCTTTTATTTGTTTTTGACTAACTATGAGTTCGTGGTTTTCAGAGTAGAATTTTTTCTTCTCTCTACCTTTTAAACCCATACCAATTAGACTTGGTGTACATATATAAATCAAAGGGTTACCTACATTTACAGATTCTACTATAAACATAAAAGGAGCTGTTACATAATCTTTGTACTTAGCCCTAAACTCTTTATCTTCAATTAAAGCCATCTTATAAAAAGCAGCTTGTATATCATACCTATTTTGTCTAACATTATTGTCAAAATACATAGTACTACTACTCATAGTTTTTAAATCTATAGGAGTTATTGTTTTTGTCTTATGGTTGATATGAATAATATCTAACATAGCTTTACAATCTACATCCATATAGTTAAAGAACAGTTTGGTTTGATAAAGTATTTCTTCATCTTTACTAAGTAGTAGTTCATTAAAGTACTTAGAAGTATATTTGTTACTTCTTAGAGAATTAACTATCTCCATTATAGTAGAATATTCATCTGAACTTAAAATTTGCTTTCCATCTGAATTTATAAGTTCTTTAAAATATTCCGTACCTTCCTTTATTACTTTTGAAATTCTTGTATCATCTTTAAGATTAGTAAAATATTCGTGTTTATTACAAGATTCTAATATTATATTAGTATAGTTTCCAAAATCAATAAGGTCTATATCACTCTTATCTATGTTATCAAAAACATATTGTACAATACTTTTAATCTTATCACTTGGTTTTACCTCCAAAGTAGATACATAAAATTCTTCTTCAAAAACACCTCCTGTAAGTATACAATCTACTGCAGAACCTATTACAAAGTGTTTAAACTCTCTATAATAAAGTTCTTCATCTGTTTGTTCTAAAAAGTTTCTTATATCACCTAATAGCAACTTTAGTTTAGATTGTGATAAAGCAGGGTTGTCATAATATTCTTTATTCCTCATTATAAATAAAAATAAATTTTAAATGTGAATCACTGTTTAAATCTACAGTTAAATTATTTGATAAATCGTGTACACCACCTTTAAACAAGACATAGTCTTTTAAACTATTGTCATCATACTTTATTTCTGAAAGTTTATAGCTTTCAGATAAAGGGTGTATTGCATATAAAAGGTAGTATAAGTACGCTAAAAGTACAGGCTTATTTTCTAAAGAGCTTGTTTTATTATAAATAACTTTGCCTCTTTTATTTATTGTTACTGTTACTTTTGCCATAATTATTACATATTTTTTTAAAATCCTCAAAAGTCATAGAAACTATTTCAGAAAACTCATCTCTCTTATTACCTGCACCAACTTCTTTTTTGTGAATTAGGATTTTAGGTAAAGTGTGTTCTATTGAGTTTTTTGGGAAAAGCTCTACTATTCTATCTTTCATATAAGAAAGCTCTTTAGATACATTTAGACCTTTTTGTTTACCTGCTTTTACTTGAACATTAAAAGGAATAAATATAAGGTCTATTCCTGCATCATCGTGTAATTTAGAGCCATTTCTGGAAGTCTTGCAGAAAGTATATTCTAAGTCTTCTCTAAAGACTTTAGCATAATATCTTTCTGCATTACTTCCTTTTGTTTTATTAGTTTTACCAAGTTTTCTATTGTGCATAAAAACCATTTATTAAATCTTTTGCATATTTTTCCTGTTCGTCTAAAGTTGTAAATTGATAAGCAAAAATCTTATTACTTTCATTATATATTAAATTATCTATATCTTCAATAATAATTATATTTATATCAAATTCTTCAATAAGACTCTTAAAGAAATTCCTATTTAACCAATGAAAAGCTGTTTTATAAGGGGCTTCTAAAAACCTTGAAGAAACTAATAGAGTTAGATTTTTTGAATCTAACTCTTTAAAATTATCCATTCTCGCTCCAAAATAGTTTTCTTCATACAGGTTTTTTAGAATAACACCTTTTACTACAAAACATATTAAATTACTAAATTCACTATCTAAAATACCACCAAAATATGGATACAATTGTGTTGTACAACCTTTCAAAGTAATATTATATACACCTTTAAAAAACTCATCTGATTCCCGTTGATAAACAACCTTATTAGAAAAAGTTTTTAAATTTGGTAAACATACATTCGGTATTTTATTAAGTTTTGGTTTTTTATACAGAATCCTTTCTTCTAAATTTTGTCTATTTTCACAAGTATATTTTAAGAACAGATAATAAGGAACACTATTTAAAGGTACATAATTATCTTCAGTTGTTGCATAAAAGTTTTGATAAAACATATTTTGTGAATAATATAAATACGTATCTTTTAACCCATTATAATTTTGGGATAATGATATAACATTTCTTATTCTCATAAAACAACTTCTGTAAAACAATTTGGTATTGAATATATGTATTTAAAAGGGACTACTCTTTCATCTGAATTAGTAGTACAATTAGAAATATGATTTGTAAAAAAACCTACCATATTTGCAGCTATCATAGCAGCTGTATGAGAAGTTTGTTTTGCTGTACAAGGTAAATCTTGAACTTCTGAATCATCAAATAGTGTTTTTTCATATTCTTCTATTTTATCTTTAGTAACACAATAAATCTCAAAATATTCTGCACCTAATCTACCATCTATAAAGATAGGTTTTATATAAGAAGGGCTATTATTATCTGTTACACTAACAAAGTTTTTAAAATTCTCAAACATTGTTTTTCTTGCTTGCATATTATCAAAAGCAGAAAACATAATACTACCCTTTATACTATCTTTTGTGTATCTTTCTAACCTATAATTACAGTCAGCACCTGAAAATTCTAATAAAGTATTACTCATAGATAATGCTTTGTATGACCCCACATCTCTCATTTTAAAGAGTTGTCCCCCTACATTATGAGGTTCAATTCTGTCAAAATCATATAGATATATTTTCATATCAAGTCTACTGAGTAGTAAACTTAGCCAAGAGCCTATACCTCCACAACCACCTATAACACAGTTTAAACTATTTATAGCATTAAACCATATTAAATCTTTAAATCTATTTTTATTTTCTACAAGCATTTTATTTATTAATTATTTATTGGATCAATTTATTCATAATCTACTTCTAATATAACATCTTCTATAGTAGAGAAAAAGTAAGATATTTTATCTTTAGAGGCATTGAAATAAACATCTTCATAAAAAGTATCAACAACTGAATCTATATATTTATATATAATATCTTTAAATTCTTCAAAACTTTTTTCATCTCTAAGAGTATCATAGTTAAAAAATTCGACATAAAAATGTCTAAAATTATCTTTAATATATGCTTCTAATCTATCTAACATATTGTTATCACATAAATTATGAATATTAGAAACAATATAATTATATATTTCCTCATTATTATTAAAATTTTCACTAAAGAAAAAACCTGATAAAAGATTAAATATAATAGTCTCCGCGTCTTTTTGTTCAAACTTATTATATGTAAAATCTTTTTCTAATTTAATATTATTATCTTGTTTTGAAAAAAGGGGTTTGTTATTTATATTTTTATTATTCTGTTTTTTCTTTTTCTTTTGATTTTTTAAAGAGGGATAGTTACCCCAATCTTCATAATCATTCCAATCATTACAGAAGTCTCTATTAGTATTTCCATAATAAGAGTGTACTATCTTTGGTCTACATATACTCTTTACTTTTTCAATAAAAGAATCAGACAGAATACTATTTTTAGGTATTTCTATATCACAATCAAAAGATATAATTTCTTCTTTAGGCTCTTCTTTCTTTTTAAAAATCATATTAAATATTTTACCCTTTTCATTCTTAACAGAGTATTTAACATCTTCTATTTGAGGTTTCCCTAAAAAGCATAGTTTACCTATTAATTCTAATTTATTATTAGAGACAACAGATAAATAAAAGTTGTGAAATTTAGTATTATCTTCTAATTCTGAAATATCTGTTTGGCTGTAAAAGGTACTCATAGTGTTGTGTGAATGTATCAAACCGTGTTTACAGTCTTCTAACTCAGGGTTACTATCTAAATATTCTAAAAATCTTTCATCATATTCAAAATTTGTACTTGCAGTACTACCTTTATCCATAGGTAGTATATCTACTAACAATATTTCTAAATTATCTATATCCTCAATACAGCCTATCATTTTATAGAACAGTATTCCAGACCATTCTTCATCATAGATATTATTGTTTAAATATTTTATTTCTTCTAAAACTTTATCAGTTAATTTAGTTTTTATTTTTGTAGTTTTTATTTCTATCATTTTAACTAAGTATTTTACTATTAATATAATATTCTATTTTTTGACATAATAAACTTTTTATTGTCTCATCCATATACAATTTAGGCTTGATATTATCTTCTTTACTTTCTTCATATTTTACTATATAGGGTAATTTCTTACTTTTAAAAATTGTAAATACACCTGTTTCTACTTCTCCAGATATATTTTCTTCTATATTTACGTTAGTATACCAATATTTACTACCCATATTATCTATAAAATAAATAAAGGTAAATCCAGGTTCTGCAAGACCAACTTTTAAAGATTCTTCTATTAATCTATCTTCTCCTTCAGGAGTTATAGAAACTTTTATACCTTCTTCTATAAAAGAAATATTAAAAGGTATTTTATTTTTTACTACAATATCATATATTATATTACAAATTTTTACTGTTGAACTTCCAATATCTATATAACCCTTACTTGATAACTCACTACTTTCTTTTATACTTGAAATATTTTTATATGGAGTACCTTCTAATGATTCATAAGATATAGTAGAGAAAATGTTTAAAAGTATATCTTTAAATATATCTTTAGCTTTTACACCTTCTTTAAATTGTTCTTTAAATAAACCCTTTAATACAGATTCTCCTAAACAAAATCTTTCATAACAATATTTGTAATCACTCTCTTTAAATATACCTTTAGCCTCAGTACATAAATGTGAGTGCATATAATTTGAATCTAATTCTGCTTTTGTAAGTGTAGTCCTATAGCCATATAAATTTGGGTATATTAAAAAAGACTCTTTCATAGTATCATAATATATACAAAGAGAAACTATTAAATTTTCAATAGTATGAGAAAAGCCTGCAGAATTGCTTATTGTAAATTTATCAAACTTAATACAAATCCCTGAAATAAGAATATCTTTACCTTCTAAAGTATAGCAAAAGTCCCATTGACTAGGGTATATTTCATTTAATATTTTTATAAAAGGAATAAATTCTTTTATATTATTACTATTTAAAAGTGAAATATTTTTTTCATCACTTTTTACCAACTCAAATAGACTATAAAAAGACTCATATTCATCATAAAATTTTGTAGACAAATCTTTTAATACACGTATTCTTCCTTCTAAAAATAGTTTTTGAAAAACTTCTACATTAGTTAAATCATTGTTTAACCTAAAATTTAATTCTTCATTAGAAAATTCTGTTTGCATAAATAAAATAAAAAGGGGTGTATTTCTACACCCCATAAATTAAAGGTTATAAATTATATAGTAAAAGCATTTTTAATTTCATCAAAATCTGCTTCTATAGAATCTTTATGTTTACAAACTTTTTCTGCATTCATATCACTAAGTATACCAATTATTCTGGTCAATTTAGCACTTATACTATCTAAAAAATTTGCAATATCACCAGCAACATTTTCTAAATAATCTAAATCTGAATCAGAACCTGCTTTTGTTTTTTCAGGCATAATAAATAGTACAAAATCTTCATTAGGAAGTACAGAACTATCCAAATCAGATACTACTGCATTACTACCTCTTACAATACATTTCATACCAGGCAGATATACACCTTTTTCTTCAAGTGTAAGTTTAAGTTCTCCAAAGTTTGCTGCATCAGAAGTAAAAGAAATTCTTTCTCCAAGAGTTGATTGAACTGTTATGTTTCTCATTTTTTTAAAATTTTTATTTTGTTATTAATATAATTAGTTGTTTATTTTTTGATTTATAAAATCTAATAAAGAAGCTTTTCCACAATTCTCTATATAGTCAGATGGGTCTTTTATATGTTTTTCTAATAATATAGGTGGCAATGTGATATTTATTATATTATCATCACTGATATTACTTTTTAAAGATTTTAAGTAATTTACTATAGCTAAACTTTTAGCTATACCAACTGTATCATTATCAAACCATACATAAATTTTAGGCACTCTATTTAATATTTCAAATAAGATTTTTTTATTAGGTATCATACCCTCATTTTGAAACCATATAGAGTTTAAACCTAAATTTCTAAGAACCCTGCAATCTTTGTAAGACTTAGTAATAATTAAAACTTTACTTGGTTTTAAATTATTTATATTACCAATATCATTACTATTACAATTAGTAAACCATTTACCTCTTTTATTCTCATAAGGGCAGTATATTTTCATTCTACCCTTTGGAAAATCTGTAAAAGCATATCCTACAGAGACCATTTTATTAAATAGTTCACCTTTTTTATTATATGCTTCAAAAGCTTTAATTGGTATTACCTTATCTTGTATAAGTTGTTTCTTTGTTATACCATATTTAAACCAAAATTTTTTGTCTTTTATTTCAAAATCTCTTGGAAATATTTTTATAGTTTTGTCTCTAATAATTTTTTCTTCTATAAGAGGTTTAGGAATGCTATTATAAATAATTTTTTTATCACTTATAGTTTCTATATTATTAAGACCTAAACCCAATTTAAAAGTGTTATTTATTAGTTCCATAGCTTCCAAAAAACCAATATTATAGCATCTCATTATAAATGCTATACAGTTTTTTGGAAGACCATCTGGAAAATCTACAAAATATAAAATATTTTTATAGTACTCAAAGTAACAATCTCCGTGTTTATCTTCCCTATAAGGAGCTTTATAGAGAACTTCTTTATCTAATTTTATTTCTTCATTTATTATTAAATTGAAAACATCTTCTTGGCTATCTAAAGCCTCAAAGATGTTTTCTTTTGTTAGAGGTTTGTATTCTTTGTATCCATACATACCTCAAGTAGTTTTATAGGTTATCCCATTCACTACCACTATTACTATCACCAAAAGGTAAATCAGAGTCTGCACCTAAAGAAGATGTTTCATTAGACTCTAAATTTATTCTATTAGCATAAGAGGAACTTACAAACCATTTGCCTCTACTTATAGGATGTTCAACATTATTTTCATTTAGATACTTAATACCTTCAGAAGTTCTGTTTTCTACAAAGTTTCCTTCTTGAGCTTTAGTAATGAAAATACCTTGTCTTACATTCTTAGGAAGTTCCAAATAAGTTTTAGTCTTTCCAGGAGCTACTGAAAACTGATACTGAAGAAATACATCTACAGGTACAGTATTAAACTTACCTACTTTCATTAGTTTTTCTAAAGTAGTGGCATAAGTCTTAAAGTCTGGGAAATTTACAGAAAGAGCTTTAGTTAGAACTTCGATAGGTACAAAACACTTTACAATACTACAAAGAGTAGAAGACAGCATATTTTCTGCTACTTTCAAAGTATCTTTATATTCTTGAGAGTTCTTATCCGTAAGTTCTACATTCTTACTATATACTTTAGCTATAGGAAAGAATCTTGTTCTATACTCAGCATCACCTATTGTAACAGCAAAATCTATACATTCCAATGGGGTATTATTTTTACCACCATTAGGGTTGTACTCAAAAGTTTTTACCATTACATTTTGGTTTAGACCAAATTTTCCATAATCTTTAGAATTGTTGTTTTCAGCTTCTACGTATCCGTACATTTTAATTTAAAAATTTAATTTATTATTATTTATTTACCAAGAAATTTCTTGTGCTATTTCTGTTTCAGTTTGTACTGCAGCTTGATTTTCTGCTTCTACTATATCAGTAGATGTTGGTTCTTCAAATTCCACATCAGGAACTATATTTTCTGTTTGAATATCTGCCACAGTATCATCTACAAGATTGAATTGAGGTTTTCTAAAACTTCTAATTCTTAGATTAGCTTGTTTCAAAGCTTTTTTCATTTGTGCAACAGGTAGTTCGTAAAACTGTGCGAGTTCTTTTAGTTTCATACCACTTTCTACCTGTTCTTCCAAAAGACTAATTTTTATATCTACCATAATATTTATATTTTAATTATTCACCTTTATTATATTTTTCTATTTGGTCTACTATATACCCCATATCATTAGGAATTATTTGTTCACTAAAAGATTGTAGGGGTGTTTTAGCTATTATTTCTATACCTGTTAAGGGGTCTATACTATTATTAGTATAAAAACCATATACAGGTTTTCCATCTTCTGTATGTCTAACACAAGAACAGAATAAATAGGTAAAATAACCCTCTGGAGTAACACTTTTATCTACAAGTTTACCTACAGATTTTAATTTGTATTTACCATTTTCTACTTCTGGATGTCCTAAATATATAAGGTTTATATCTTCTTTAATTAGAAAGGTAAGCTTTATTAAGTCAAACAAATCTTTTGACATTATATTATATTTTGCATAACCACCTTCTAATATTTTACCCATATATTGCTCTACCATAAGATAATGAAAATCATCTATAACAATGTTTTTTATTTCTGGTCTTTTGGTGACAATATATTTTACAACTCTCATAATATTTTCAACATTATCAGAGTAAAATAGATTACCCTCTGTAGGATTATCTTTAGACCACTCTTTATAAACATTTTTCCAACCCTTAAATGGTAGAGGCTTTCTTGTAATACTTATAATAAAGGTCTCCTTAGGGTCTAAACCTTTTATACCTAATTCTGCATTAGGAAATAGGCTTGTAGACTTACCCTGTCCTGTAAAGCCTAAGACTAATATACTATTTGCCATTTATTTTTTCTACTAAATTATATACTTTATTTAAATTTACGTTATCATTAGGTAATGGTAATTCTGCAAAGAAATTGGTAGCACCATTAAAAAATAGGGGTATTTTTTTATTAGAAATACCATCTCTGTCTTTTAATATACTAAGAGACCTATAATTGTCTTTTAATTTCTTTATATCATAACCATTGTGTATAGGTATTTTATACTTCTCTGGAGAAAATAATCCTAATATAACATTATAGTCTCTACTAACTGTTTTACTATCTCCAAGACCATTTGTAGAGGGTTCTAACTTCTCTTCAATAGTTTTACCTTGATAATTAACTTCTATGTTTTCTTTATCCATAGCTTGTTGCTGTACAAAAACAGTAGTAAAACCAAATTTATCTCTAAATCTAAGACCATACTTACTTGACATCTTTATCATAGTATTTCTCAAATCTTCTCCAGATTCTGGTTGTAAAAGACTTAAATGGTCTATAATTATGATAACATAATGTTTAGGATTATAGGTTTTATAGTAACTTATTTTCTGATAATCATCACCACAATTATTTACAACATTTTCTATTTCTTGTTGTGATAATGGGTTACCATTAACATCATAATAAGTACCTATAGTTAAAGCAAAATCTCTAACCTTCTTATAAATACCTGTGGCATTTCTAATATCAGTAAAGATATGTACTCTATTTAGAAACTTATTTACATATTCTTCTGCTTCTTTTATTTTCTCCAAAGTTTGTGGGGTTATAGTATTATATTTACCTATAGAAATTAATTCTTTTACCCCAATATTCAAGTTATATTTAGTATGTAGATACTTAGATATTTCACTAAGAATAATCTTTTCCTCTGATTCTTCTAAAGAAAAGTTTAAAATATCCAACTCAATATTTAGTTGAGGATTATTTTCTACATACATAATAGGACTATGAATATATAAAAACCTACATAATTTTGATTTACCAACACCTGTACCTGCTGTTATAGCTACATTAGTAGCTTGCTCAACACCAGGCAAATATTTTTCTAATCTTTCCATACCTATAAAGGGTAAACAATTATAATACCCTTGTTGGTGATTTAAAAGATTAGTTTCTATTTTATTTAAAACACTTTTAAAATCCATTCTTACACTATATTAAGTCTTCAAAATCAGATTTTTTCTTTTCTCTTAGTTTTTCTATATATTCTAAAAGAACAGAGCCTTCTGTGTCATAAATAAATTTGTGAGCCTTTTTACAATAAACACTATTGGTAAGAGTACCTAAATAAAGCCTTGTAGCTTCTAATATTTCAGATACACTTGTCATTGGGTTTTCTTGTAAAAACTTCTTCATTCTCTTAAGAGTATCTATTTTAGTTCCTACCCTATCAGGATTTATACTCTTAAACATATTTCTAAACTCCTCAATCCACTCAAAATTAGTAATCTGTTCTTCAAATAAATTTATATTCCAAACCAATACATTTGAAGAAAAATTTCTATTTACTATATTTAAAGCTAATATAGCAGATTCTAATTTTTGAGGGATATAAGAGGGTTTTATTTCATAATATAGAGACAACAAATATGTTAAAGCATCATCTACATTAATTCTTTCTTTTTTTAAAAGACTTATTAAGTCTGTATTAAAAACTCTATTTTTCCCAAGCATTATATTCTCAAAATTTTTATGTTATCTCTATCAAAATTTGATAGTGAAGAATTTACCCAATCTTCATCTACTGTATTTTCAACATAAAACATATAAATATTTGCAACATAGTCTTTTTGTAATACCAAACTTCTTCCTATTTTTTGAGTTGTTGCCCCTAAAATATCTGAATTAGCTTGACATATTACGAAGTTATCTACATTGGTAAATGTAAAGCCTGTACCACCCATATTAACACAAGATAAAGTATCTATTTTACCATCTAAAAACTTTTTTAAATTGCTATCATCAGTTTTAGAATGATATGTATAAGGGGATAAATTATTTGCCAAATCTATATTTGCAGAAAATATTACTGTCCTACCTTTTAAAGTCTTTAAAAAACTTTTTATTTTATCCTGCTTACTTTTTAGATTATGTATAAATCTCATCCTATTTAAAGCTAAGACTTTAGGGTCTTTTCTTTTATTAGGCAGTAAATACTGATTTTCTGCAAGACATTTTGTAAGATAATCATATTTTTGCTTTTCAGTTTGATAAAAAGTTATTTTATTATTCCCACTTTTTACATTCTTATCCTTCATATTAATTTGAGTTGGTATCAAAAAAATCCTATATGGGGCTATAAGACTCTTTTGAGTAGCTTCTTTAATTCCTAAGAACTTCAAAACCTCTAAATTTAGTTTGGAAAGCAAAGAATTTTTTTCTAAATTTTTAGGGTGAGTTCCTGATAATCCCAATATTGTTTTATATTTTATTTTTCCATTGAGTAAATTCTTACTATTATTTTCTGTTAAACAATGATACTCATCTAATATTATTTTATCAAAATCCCCTTCTATCTTAGAAAGAGATTGATAACAAATTATTTTAGTGTTCTCTAAATATTTCTGAGCTTTCCATTTCTTAAACTCTTGTGGTATATCTATATCTCTAAGTTTAGAGTTTATAGTTACCCACAAAATAGTTTTTGGTTTTTCTCTTTTAATCACATCAATAGTAATCTTAGTTTTACCTGCTCTTACTGCTACACATAATAATCCGTGTGAAGGGTTGGGTAGACTATCTACTATTTCTTTTTGTATTTCTTTTTTATTTTTATCTATACTCATAATATTCAGTTTAGTGTATATCAGAATATCTTACTCCAAAATCCATACTACAACCTAATGGGACATTTAGTTTAATCTCCTTATTAGTTTCTTCAATAGCTTTACTTATTATACTTTCTACTAAATCTTTATCTGTTTTAGGGAGAATTAGAGCCATTTCATCGTGATATTGTAGTATTATTTTATCATATCTTTTTCTAACATTTTTTAATTGAGTGTCAAAACAATACACTCCTGTGCTTTGATTTATAGTTGAAAAAACATCTTTCAGTACTCTAATACTATACCAAAATTTCGATACAGGATTAAAACACCAAGTATGTTCTTCTCCATTAAATCTTATGGTTTTAGTTTTTATATTTTCACTTACTAATTTAACTGCTTTATTACGCTCCCAATAAGCTTTATGTAGATTTTGAGCAAACTCTAAACTTGAACCTAAAGTTTGTGATAATTTAGTTGCTCCAACACCATAAATTCCTGCAAAATTTACAATCTTTGCTTTACTTCTAATATCATTAAGTTTTTCAAATTCTTTATGTTCTTCTTCAGTTTTAGCACCTTCTTTTTTCAACTTCTTAAATCTCTCACAGTCTTCTTTAGACATTAAACCAGACAATACAGCTACATCTAAATGAGGGTCAAAACCTGGAACTCTCATTTCTTTCACATATTCTGGGTCAAAGAAATACATATAGTGTTGTTTAGTAGTATCCTCTAAAGCTGTCATATCACTACCACAAAGCAAGTAATCTTCATTAGGGGCTATTATACAACCCCTAATTTTATCGCCAAAAAATTTACTTGGTTTAACAAGGTTAGCTATTGGCTTCAAGTGCTTGAGTCTCAACGTATTAGTGAATCCACTTGCAGTAGCTATAACTTTATTATTAGAGTCCATACAATCTAAAAAGGATTTAAATACCCCTATTCTGTGATTTATTAAAGATAGAGAATCCAAATTTTCTAATTTAGGTTGTATAGAATATAAAGCTTTTATAGAGTTACAAACCTCTTTATTATCATTATATATTTGTGGAACTTTTGTAACTTCACCATTTTTTCTAATACTTTCTTTATAAGTATCAGGTTTCCAACCTAAAGAGAATAATAAATTCTTAATTTGGTCTGTAGAATTAGGATTAGATTCAATTTCTTTATCTATAACAGTTATAGATTCAGTATTACTATCTAAACCTTTTTCTTCTAAAAGATTTAACCAAGATTGTCCTCTCACAGTTAAAGAGCCATCTTTTTTATAGAGTTTATCAGGTTTAGTAACTTCTTTATACTTAATTACAGGTGGTAAAATAGTTTTTAAGTCTTCTACTTTTTCACTTTTCATTTCCTCTAATTCTTTTAAAGAAGTTTCTACTAAATCTCTATCTATATAACAACCTGTTTCTTCTTGAGACCTAAGGCAATCTAATTTAAAATTTAAATAGCCTATTATTCTATTTATAGCGTTTTGATTATTATTATAAATAAGATTTAGATATTCCATCTCGTAATTATATAGAGCAAGGTTGATTCTTACATCAGTCTCGCACCTATTTATATACTCTTTAAGAGACAAATTTTTCCAATCTGATATAAATGGCTTAGGAACTTTAAAAACCTCACCATAATGCTCTAAACCGTGTGTTTTTTGTTGGTCAAATAAATACCAAGATATACCTAAAGTATCTATCTTTTTACACTTAATTTTTATATTTAGAAGTTTTTCTAAAACAGATATATCATATCTAATGATATTATGTCCACAAATAATTAAATCTTGTTGAGAGAAAAAAGAAATAATATCTTTATAATTAGTAAGAGAGTATATTTTTTTAGTATCAAAGTTATAATAGGAAAGACAGTGTATTTTAGTTACACTGTCTATTAAACCATCTGCTTCAATATCAAAAATAATTTTACTCATTACTTATAATATATGTATCCTTATCAAACTCTTTTAACTTTGAAATATTTACAAAATTAAAGTTATCTAATCCTTCAATATCTACCCAATTACTTGGAAATGGGTTAGGACTTGTATCTATTGTATCTGTTTTCATATTACCTTTATGGTAGAAACAATACCAATTGCCACTTTCTTTACCTTTATAAACACCTAAAATTAGATAACAAGAATAGTTATTATTTTCTTCAATAATTAACCTCTTACCAACACATTCGTAAGCTAAATTCATATTTTATTGATTTAATATTTTTAATTTTAAAAAGTTTTCTACTTCTTGAATGAGGTGTTTCATAGAACCATTATTATTTATTATATTTTCAAATAGAACATCATCTAAATCACATTCTGTTTTATGATTATCTATAGAATTTGTAAACCTATTAATTCTAAGAAAAACAACTTTATCATTTATTTTCTTTAATTCATCATATTCAGATTTTAATCTTAAATCTGTAATAATCCAATTCTTACTCTTATCATATTGATAGAGCAACCTTTTAGCAAAGAAATTAGAACCAAAAGTATCTAATATAGCTTTACCCAAATCTTTAAGAAAATCTCTATTAGTTTTTTCTTGAGATATATTATTATCTTTATATATATCTAAGACCCATTTAGGTTGTAACTTATTTTTAAAATCTTCTGACTCGAAATCTTTTTTATTTGTGTATAAAAGTATAGAAGATATATATTTTAATCCATCAGCAAATTTTCTTACTTTAAAGAGTAGTCTGTTTTTATTTTCAACTTTCTTAAATGATGGTGCATATATCCAACTATCTGATTTTTCATTATAAATATAACCAAGTAAAAGATACTGTATAATTTTTGCTACAGTATCTTTACCAGAGCCTTTTTTTCCTGAAATTGCTATTATCATTTTTCTTCTACTTTTATATTATTTTCTAAATATGATAATAAATCTTCTTTTGTTGAAAACACTTTATTTTCTGAAAACCTGTCTGTAAACCCAAAAATATCATATTCAATTTTTATAGTGCTTGTGCCTTTACATAAAGTTAGAATATCTAATACTCTTCTTTTATGTATTTCATTTTTCCATATAACAAAAACTTCTTGACCTATATTATACTTTGTTTCTATATTCATAATATTCTAATTTTAGATAACACTATTTATTCAGACATTATGTTTTCTAATTCTTCTAATCGTTCTTTGTTTAAAGAAATACTTTGTTTTAGTTCTTTTTTCTTCTTATCCAAATGTATTTTAATTTGTTCATTAACGTAAAATTCTAATTCTTTATCTGTGAAATGAATTATTTCTATAGGTAATAGAATTGTTCCAATAAGTTCTTCAATTTCACCTCTTAAATATGTTCTCACACAAAAATAATTATCAGAAATTGTAAAAAAAGAATATTTGATAAACTCTTCTTCATCAAACATAGATACCCAATATCCAAATAGGGCATCTTCAACTAATATTATATGGTCTTTATCCTCGATAGTACGAAACATATCTTGACAAGTTTTAGTTACGTGGTATATCCTAGATAATACATTTTTAAATTGTTCTACTATATTCTGTTTCATTTTATTTCATTATTTATTTATAATTATGTTTAGTAATCAGTCTTGTTTATTATGCGTGAGGTAAATCAAATTTAAGTTTAGCTGTTTCTATAAGAGATAAAAACTCTTTATATAACCTTTTATTTTTATTTTCAAATTCTGATTTTATTTTTTCTCTAAACCCATCCAACTCCCCCTCGAAATCTAAATAACCTGAGCAAATAACATAAAGACTTTTATACTTTTCAATAAATGTTATTGTATCATTTGAGTGATAGAAATTATGAAAAACACAATAATCATTTTCAGTTATAATAGTGCAATTACATATTCTTGCATTACCACTTATTTTAGCTGTATTCTTTATAATAGAATCTCCATAAACCATTGCACTATCACATAATATTGTTTTTTCACAAATAGTTGCTTTATCCCAAGTCTTTACAGAATCGTATATTTGAGCATCTCCAAAAACGTATGTTTTATCTGATATATTTACAAAATTTTGAATACGGGCATTACCATAAATCCTTGAATAACCACCTATTGTTACAAAATGATGAATTCTTGAATATCCAAATACTTCTGCTGCACCAAAAACTCTAACAGAATCCCACAACTCTGCATACTCATATATTCTTGCTTCATCTTCTATTTTTACATTATCGTGTAGACAAGCTCTCCCATATATTTTTGATTTACCACAAACTTCTACATTATCATATAATTGAGCTTCACCATACACTTTTGATTCATCATAAGCTTCTGCATTATCTTTTAATGCAGCATAATTACACAAAAGTGCATTATCATATAATTTAGCATTATTAAATACCCAAGCATTATCTGTTAAATTTTTCTTCTTTTCTACCCAACCACCTAAATCATCTTTTTTAACATTTTGCTCTGGTATATCTCTTAAAGCTTTAATTCTATGAAGTTTTTTACCTTTATGTGTTATAAACTCTTCAGTAAACTCAAAATGCTTTTTCATTTAATTCTTTGTTATATTACTATTATCATTATACTAATCTATCTGACCAAAGGGGTTCGATTTAATAAATTCTGTATTATCATATATAGGTGGAAAATAATCTGTATCTATTATTGCATAATATTTATCTCTTATATTTAAAACAAGGTCTGTAACATCAGAATTTAAGGCTTTAATAATTTTAATATTATATTTATCCATTAGTTTCATAACCTCATCTATTTTCTTTTGGTCTGAAATTGAAGGTCTTTTAACTTTACTCATAATATTGTTATGTCTTAAATATTTTCTTTATAAACTTTAGTTAATCTATTGACTAACTCCTCACGAGCTTCTTCGTATGTTTTAAAAGTTCCTACATAATGAACACCACCTCTTATTTTCATATTATAAAAACTGAATTTTGATTCATCTTCATAATTTATTAATGTAATCATAAAACCTTTGTTTCTAAACCATTCAAATACTTGTTCCCAAGTAGGTAAAGATATACCAAATGTTATATCATCGTTAATATGCTCACTATTTTTTATACTATCTAATTTGCCAAAAGAACTGTAACTTACATCAGGTACACAATTTGATATGTTTGTTTCGTTATAAGAGAGTCTTGTATAACAAACACAAGGCTCATCAAATCCTGCTTCTTTTAATTTTTTAGCTGTTTCTATTGGTATTAACCAATTAGGATATTTATTTTCCATATTTATAAGTTATCTATTGTATTTTCTTTATTTATAAAAAAATCTTTCAAATCAATATTACCCCAAGAAGTTTTTATATTACTTCTACTACTTGGAGAGTAATAACCTTCTACAGCATTAATATACATACTATGTTCTCCTTGATTAAAAGTTAGAAAACTACTTTCTGACATATATCTTTGTGGTTTTAGATATTCTAAAGCAAGATTATCAAAACTTACTATATTGAAAGATTTTAGAATACTCATTAAATACCATCTCCAATGTTTATGGTTTTTACTTTCTAAGTTTACTTTACCTAAGTTATACCCAAAGTCTTTTTCCCCTAAGATAAGCACCTTATTCACACCTTTTTTAGATAAACTAATAATATCTTCTATATTATCTATACCTGCTATTACGTGAAATACTGTATTCTCATAGTTTAGTATGAAATTAGGTATATCCCACTTTAAAGGTTTTCTATAAGAAACACCTAAACCTTTGATAAGACCATTATTAATAAGTAGTCTTAATTCTTTCTGGTATTTATTTAGATGTCCTTGATTAACTGTTAGATTACAGATAAAACCTTTATGATAACACCAAGTAAGAAAGAGTATAAGACTTTCTGTTATATTGTTACCACCAATAGCTAATTCTATACCAGAAGGTAGATTCTCTAACTTCTTTTTTAAGACTTCATAATCACACTCTTTTCCATTTGTTTTAGCTGATTCGTGGCAAAAGGTACAAAAACCTGAAGAACCGTCTTCTTTTTGACCAAAACTACATTGAGTAGATACCCTAATATCTATATTAAGAGGGTACTCTAAATTAAGTTTATTTTCAAATTCTACAATTCTTGTACCATCATTATATATAGATATTAGAGCATTTCCGTTTTTATAAGAATACATTATTCTGTTATTTCTTCTGGATTATAAAACTTTTCTTCATCTTCATCATCTAAACAATATTCATCCCCTTCTATAAAAAGCCAAGAGTTTTTATCAAATATAGCTCTATAGAGACTTCTTCCTATAGGAATATCAAAATCACCAGAAAACTCTAAAGGACTATCTCCTAAATACTCAAATTCTACATCAGATGCCTGAGTATTCTCTAAAATTTGTTCTTTTAAGTCATTAAGGTCTTCACTTTTATTAGGGTTGTCTTGATAGTGTGTTAGTAGAGTAGCAAAGAAAGCTATTTTTTCTTCTGTATTATTTGTTCTTCTTGGACGCTGTCTACAAAAATTATAACCTCCACAATTAATTCTAACTACTCCATCCTCATCTACACTTAGTGTATCAAAAATTTGTTTTTTATCATAGTTTATAGATAAACTATGACAAGAGGAACTATTTGTTTCAAATACATTTTTTCTTATAAGTTTCATTTTTAATTTTTATATTAAAGGTTTTGCAATTTCTATTAATTCTTTTTGTTCTTCCAAGAATCTATCTCTGATTTTTGAGGTTTTAAAAGTTAATACTTTTGAAGACCATATAGAGTTTATATGAGAAATGTTTTCTGAAAGTGTGTTAATACAGTATTTTGGGTCGCTTTCATTCCAATTAGGTTGCCAACCTTCATTATAGTATTCTCTTAATATGATTAATTTTCTAAGAGCTTTAAAAGCTAACAATATATCATTAGATGGATATATTTCATAATTATTAGAAAAAGTCTCGTAATCTTTATTACTTACTAACCAATCAAGAGCATCTTCATAAGTTGGTGTTAGTGCTTTCTGTTCAAAGCCATCTAAAATTATTTTATAAGATTTTGTTGAGAGAGTAGGAGTTTTACAATCGCAACCAAAATGACCAATTATATAACCTTCTTCTGTGTAAAAAACGCTACTTTGCATACACAAAGGGTCTAATCTTTCTTTTGAAAAGAACTTAGCCTCTAATAAAACTCTATTATTTTTATTATGAATTTTTACTATTTTCCCACTTGTATCAGGAAAAAATACTTGGTCATAAACTTCCATTCCTACTTTAAATATTTCTTGCATATTATTTTATTTTTATGTTTTATATTTTTAATTAGACATTAATACAGTGATTTTTAGTTTACTCATCAGATTTAATATATAAATTTGTTAAGCAAGCTTTTTTAATTTCTATATCTTTAAAAATTTCTTGGTTTTTAAGTTTTAGAGATTCATAGTCTTTGAGATTAAAGGGTTTTGTTATTATATGGTATCCATTTTTACTATTAATAACAAATTCAGCCTTGTATTCATTTAATGGTGAACAATATTGGTATAATAGCTTATATATTTCGTAAATATAAAATTTAGGTATTTTTTTATCTATATCTATTATCCAATATTTTTCTAACCCAAGCTCTTTATAATCAACAGATGAAGAATCTGTACAACTATCAAAAAGCTTAGTTAATGCCCCATCATATAGATTGCTTTCTATATATTCAGATACTCGTCTTAATATAGAGTGAGTAACCTTTTTAAAACTCTTTGGATTAAGGTCTATCATCGCCCTTGCGTTGAGTGATTCGCATATAGGGATAATTTCTTTCTGAAGGTTATACTCTAAATATTCCATATTCTTTATGGCATACGAGCATATAACATTGCTATTACGATTTATATCTGGATTTTCTTTCTTCCTCTGTAATACTTCTACGTGAAAGAATAAATCGGGGTTGTTAAGATTAAATATTTCTTTCAATCTTGGTTTTATTACTGTTAGATTGTTAATCATTTTAGCCTGTGTTCTATTATTAAATTCTTATATGTCTGGTATAGAGAATCTATTTTAGTAGTACCTAAAATTTCATCTCTTATAAGCCTAAGATTCTTTTCATAATTCTCTGCTGAAGCATACCTTTTATTATGCTTATCAGTGAATTTATTAAATAAATCAGCTTCACACTTATCTACCAAGTATCTATCTGTAAGAAGTTTAAGATAAGGTTTTACAGATTGGTCGGGATGGTCAAACTTATAGCTACTATGTATATTATCAAATAAAAATCCACTATATGCACCTACATTAAATACTTGATTAGTTTTCTTAGCTAATCCGACAGTACCATAATGAGATTCTAATAGCCCTTGAGATAATACTAAGATTATATCAATATCGTAATTTATACACTCTTCTATAACAACAGAAGGTGTTAGCATAGTGTTAGGTGCTTTTCTTTCAAACCAATCATTTACTTCTTTATTAAGTTTATATTGAGTTTCGATAATATTTAAAGAGTGATTATTCTCTATTTTTAATATCTCTCTTCTTTCAGCAAAGTTTTTACCCAAAAATATTATAAAAACTGTGGTTATACTCACAGAAATAGTATATATTATATGTTTAAACATAGGTTTGAATTTATTTGATATTATTGTTTTTATTCATCTTTTTTATTATCATTTGATACTCTATCAGAATGATAATTTAGATTACCATTATTATCAATTCTTATTTCAATTATACTTGGTGTTTCTTTTTCCTCTCTTCTAAAATCTAATATCCTCACATCACTATTGTTTATTAGTCCATCTATTACAGCTATTCTTAATCCATTTATAATGTACTCACTATTAGTTTTGATAAATAACTGTATTTTCTTCTCTGTAGACTTCTTTATGATGAATTCTATTAATTTAGATAATACTGATGGATGTATCCCTATTTCTGGATATTCTATCATAACTATAGAATTTTCTTTAGCTAAATACATAGCCTTTAGAATATCTCTGATACATCTATATCCCATACCTTCAAATCTGAGATTCTTTGAACAAGAGTGTTGTATAAATTCATCAATATAGGGTGGTTTATCAAATAATACCTCTTCTATTTTAGGTAATTCATCATATACCCCTTTATTTATTCCTCTAAATGTAGATACAAAATATATTTTTGGCATTTCACCATTATCTGCAGATACTATAACAAAAGGGTCTGTATGTGGTGTATCTTCACACCTGTAGGATGAATATAAGTTACTAGTAAGAACACTATCTTGTAGTTTATTATTTTCTTCATACACTTTTTGTGCAACTATTAATGCTTCAAGGACTGTATATTTTCCTGTATTATTTTCCCCTGTTAGTAGATTAATCTGGGAAAAATTTATTGTTGTACAGTCTTTGAAACATTTAAATTTATCTAATCTTATTCCTTTTATCATTTTAAGTCTTTAATATTAGTTAGTTCTACATTTATAAGCTCTTCATTTATGCAGTATTCAAAGTTTTCCATAAGAGTCTCTATTATTTTATCTTGTTCTCTTTTATAAATTTCTAGAGCTTCTTCATCTGTCTTTGCATCTACATTAAAATTGTATTTTGCTTTATATGTAATTTCAATTTCTAAGTTTTTCATATTTATTTATTATTTTCTTTTGTGTCATTATTGATAACTTTTAAACTCTTTTTAGCTCTAAAAGTATTAAAGTAAAATTTAATAGGTTCTGCTTTAAAATTATCTTTGTTTATTTCAGAATCTAAAAGTTCAGAATAAAAATAACCGTTAATTATATCCCATTTTATTTTAACTTTAAAGATTTCTTTATTACATAGATTTACTTCTAAAATATCATTTTCAAATATTTTATTATTATTTCTATCATAAAATCCTGTAAATTGGGATATTGTGTCTTCATAAACTAAATTATAATCTAAAGCATCATCTCTTTCTTTCTGACTTGTTATATAATATCTACCTTCAGTTTTTACTAAATTACCATATAAATATTCTCCTGTAGCACAACTTACTCCTCTAAATTCAATTTCTCTTATCATTTGTTATTTTATTTATAGTTCTTACTTTAAACCAAAAAGTTTAATTTGTTCTTCAGTTAGTATTTCAAAATTTTCAAATTGACCTAAATCTTCAGATAAATAAGGATAATCTGAATTTGGTACATACCCTTCAAACCTTGAAATTGCAAAAGAATTTTTATCACTATCCCAAAATTTAGCCCATTTACCTATAGACTTATTCATAGGAAATTGTTTCTTTTGTGAAAAATTATTGAGTGTATATTCTGTTGTAGATAATATGGGGTCTTTAGCTAAATAATTGAGACACCCATCAGAATCATAATTTTTATAAAAATTATGTTTATCTTCATCTTTAAATTCAACAGTAAGTGTGTTAGTATTTGTATCTATTGATAATACTTTACCCCAACCATAAGAATAATCAAAAACTTCTTGTCCTACTTCAAATATTTGTTTCATTTTATTATATTTTAAAATTAAATATTGGTTTAATAATCTCCTGTATTTCTACAGTATCTTGAATTGTTTCTAAAATTTCCTCCATACCCCTATAGGCTTGAGGTGCTTCATCTATTATATCTTCACTAATAGAATAGGAAATAGTATCCTTCATAGAATCTTTAAATTCTTGATAGGATAATTGTTGTTTAGCTTGGGTTCTTGATAAAACTCTACCTGCTCCGTGAGGTGCAGAATATAGCCAATCTGGATTACCTTTACCAACACCTATAATAGAACCATCTCTCATATTTATAGGTATAATAACTTTTTTATCTTTTTGTGCAGATATAGAGCCTTTTCTTATAATTCTGTTAGTAGTATCTATATAATTATGAGTACAACTAAGATAATTATCTTGATTAACTTCTAAATACATAGGTATATCCAAACCCTGAAGTAATAATCTAACAGTATGTATGATAGCTACTCTGTTTATTTCTGCAAATTTAGTAGCAACTTGAATATCGTTTAAATAGTTAGATAAATCTTCTCCTTTTAAAGAATAAATACTTTGAGAGTATTTTTCTTTTAATTCAGCTATTTTAGACTGTCTTAATTTAGGTTCTATAGACTGTAATTCTTCAGAAAAACCTTGTCTATCAAATTCTAATTTTGAAGTGTAGTATTTATAAATATCTGCTCCAAATTTTCTTGAACCAGAATGTACTACAATATAGCCATAATCTCTACCCCTATTAATTTCTATAAAATGATTACCTTCTCCTAATGTGCCTAAAGATTCAATATAATATACTTTTTCTACATTAGAAAGGTTTTTAAATTTTGTATTTCCAACAGCTGAATAAAAAGGGCTATTACTACAAAAAGAGTTGTTTTTATATACTTTATCAAGTAATTTAGTATAGAAAATTTCCCAATTAATATGGTCTATATCTATGTGAGGTATTTTATAATAAGATACACCACAGCCTATATCTATACCAATAGTGTGAGGGTCTATACCTTTTTCTAAATCATATTGACCAACAAAGCCTATAGGACATTTAACACCTCTATGTGTATCAGGCATTAAATGTATATTATGATATAAGTTAGAGCAATATTGTAATGTATCTTCTATAACAGCTTCATCAAAGCTATCAGTATGTATTGTAATACTATTTATCTTTTTCATATAAATAACTTGTTTTTAAAGCTTTTTCAAAGCTTTCATTTCTAATTTTTTTGAGTTTAAGTTCTGCTTCTTTATGAGATATAAGAGTTTTATATATAGCATTTATTATAAAGATTTGGTTTTCATAAGAAAAATCTTTTAAAATCTCCTCTACCTCATTTACTGCATAATAAACTGCTTTTTCTATAGTAAAAGTTTTTACTTTTTTATAGCACAAATTTTTTAAATATTTACATATATCTAAAAGTCTCATTTTATATTTACATTTGTTGTTCATTTGTTGTGTAAAATTTTTATAGGTTTAAGTTTTAAAAATTTTTTCTCTTTTTTCTCTTTTTTCTTGATGTTTCTTTATAGTATTTGTCTACTAAATGAATTAAGTTGTATATAGCATTTGTAGTTTCTTCAAAATTTTCTGTCATTTTATAATAATAAAAAATAAATAGTGTGGATAAATTAATATCCACACTATAGTTAAACTTATAATAATTTAAAATTATAGTAATTCTTTGGCTTGTTCTATTAAATCTTCAAAGTTACTTAGAAATCTGTCTCTTATTTCTTCAGATTGGAACGAAAGTATTTCACTATCATAATAACAAATATTTTTAGTTATTTTATTTGTAGAATTGTATATAATATATTTTTTATTAGTACTTTTTTCCCAATTAGGAGTCCAACCCTGTCTATATACATCTCTTAACTAAATTAATTGCATAAGAGCTAAAAATGCTTTTGCTGTTTCTTCATTGGGCAAAAGATTTTTATCTGCATATTCTAATCTGGGTGCATTAGAAGTTCTAATAATATTAGAATTAGCGTTTATAAAATACTCTCTGTTTGATACAGGTGTGTTTTTATAAAATTCTTCCCAACTATTTGGTAAATTATCTTTTTTTCTTATTTCTACAGAATTTGTATCTTCATTATAGAAAGCTTCATAACCTTCTGGTATATCAATTTTTGCTGTAAATGTAATTTCTTTTTCCATAATATTGTTTTTAATTTAAATTTTCATTTTGTTCATTTGTTCTAAATTTCTGAGAGCTTTTAAATAGTTTTGAATTGTATTATGAAACATAATATTTTCAAATTTTTTCTTCTTTAAAAATATGTTTCTCATATCAAATTCGCACTTAATAGAAAATATTATTCTAATATCTAATTCTGATAGTTCTAAAAGATATATTCTTATATTTAATCCATCATTAATACTGTTTTTTAGTGATAATGGAGAATGTGAGGACACTAAAAGTATTATAAAATCAGGTTCTATTC